CGTGGCCCTACCACCTCTACTCGTTCGACAAGGACGAGACGTCGATCTTCGGCGAGGGTCTGGCCAGCGTGATGCGCGACGACCAGAAGATGCTGAACGCAGCGATCCGGCTGATGCTGGACAACGCCGCGATCACCTCGGGCCCGGTGCTCGAGATCTTCACCGAGCTCCTGGCCAGCACCGAGAAGTACGACGACATCGGCCCCTGGAAGATCTTCAAGCGCAAGAGCGTCGATCACGCCCAGGTGCCGGCCGTGCGCCCCATCGATCTGCCGAACAATCAGGCCGAGCTGGGCGCCATGGCGCAGATGTTCGAATCGAACGTCGACGAGGTCACGGCGATCCCGCGCTACATGAGCGGCGAGAACGCCACCCAGGGCGCAGCAGGCACCGCCGCCGGCATGTCCATGCTGATGGCCGCCGCGAACATCGTGATCAAGGATCTGATCACCGCCTGGGATGAAGGCGTCACGCGCTCGTTCCTCCAGGCGCTGTACCACTGGAACATGAAGTTCAACCCTGACGATGCGATCAAGGGTGACTTCGACGTCAAGGCCCGCGGCACCGCGTCGCTGATCGCCAAGGAAGTGCGCGCGCGCAGCCTGGACGAGTTCTCGAACCTCGCAGCGAACCCGCTCGACGCGCCGTTCATCAAGCGGCACAAGCTGCTGATCCAGCGCGCCGAAGCGCACGAGCTGGTCGACGTCGTGAAGACCGAGGAGGAGTACGAGAAGGAGGCGCAGAACCCGGATGCCCAGGCGCAGCAGCAGCTGCAGAAGAAGCTGGCCGAGGCGCAGCTGGCCGAGCTCCAGGGCAAGGCCGCCAAGCTGATGGCCGACGCCGAGGTGTCGGGCATGAAGGTCAAGGAGATGCTGGCCAACATCGACCTCATCGTGTCGAAGACCGTGTCGACCTCCATCGAGGCTGTGTTCGCAGCGCTCCAGGCTGGCGGCACCGCGACCCGCGACCCGCTCATTGCTCCGGCTGGCGACGAGATCCTGCGCAGCGCTGGCTGGAAGGACAAGACGCCGAACCCCAGCATCGCGCAGCTCAACGGCCCGCCGGTGCAGCAGCAGCAGAGCACCCAGGCCCTCATGGGCAAGGGCCAGTCGTTCGCCCAGGATCCGCGCCTGACCACCAACAACGCGCCGCCGCCGGTCGACGCCGAGCCCGTGCACAGCGCGGACCCGACGCCCCCAGGCATCCAGCCGCAGACCGGCATGGTCGGCCGCCGCTCCGGCATTGAGACGGCGAGGATCGAGTGAACGTCCGCCTCGAGGGCGAGCGGGCCCGCCGCGAACTGCATGAAGCGCACGAGACGCTGCAGGCGTTCGCCGGCAACGACACCCTGGCCCACGTCGTGACGATGCTCACGGCGCTGGCCGCCACCTACAAGGCCGACATGGTCACGTGCGAGCCCGAGGTGCTGCTGAACAAGCAGCGCGCGCTCAAGCAGACCCTGGCCATCCGCGACTCGCTGCTGCGTGGCGGCGATGAACCGCGCATCTGAATCTTTGACCCCTGCATCCCGCAGGACAGTTGAGGCCGGCGACGGCTTCGCACCCACCGAAGCCACCTGAAAGGACGCTTATGGCTCTCACTCAAGACACCCTGGACAGCAACGCCGCGGAGTTCGCCCAGGCATTCAACGAGCCCGACACGGCAGCGCCCGTGCAGAGCGACGACGATGCATTCGGCCTGACCCTGCCGCCCGAAGCTGAAGCCGCTGCGGACGCCGATGGCACCGCCTCCGTCGACCTCGACGGCAACGGCGACCAGCGCGACCCGGCCCGCGGCGAGACCGACCCGCTGCAGTCGGCCCAGACCCGCCAGCAAGAGGGCGGCGACGCAGCCTCGAGCGCTGCCGACAACCCCAGCGGCGAAGGCACCGCAGACAGCGCAGCGACGCCCGACGTCGTGGTCGCCGTGGCCACGCCCGACGCAGAGCCCGGCGAGCAGGCCAGCGGCGCCGCACCGGCGGACACTGCCACCGACCCGGCCGACGAGCCGACCGACCCCAAGGACATCCAGCGCAAGAAGAGCTGGGAAGGTCGCCTGAAGGCCGAAGAGACCCGCCTCAAGGCCCTGGCTGCCGAGCTCGAGGCCAAGGGCCAGCAGTCCGGCGACGCGCCGGGCGATGCCACCGCCGACGCCCTCGAGGACGTGGCCAAGGAGTCCAGCGACCCCGAGCTGCAGCAGGCCGCCAACGAGCTGGGCGAGCAGGTGGAGTCCGGCGAGATCACCCCCGAGCAGGCCATGAGCCAGCTGGCAGAAGACTTCGGCCAGCCCTTCGTCGACCTGATCTCGAAGATCGTCAAGCACGTGGCCGGCAGCGAGATCGGCAGCAAGATCGACGAGAAGCTCGCCGGCGTCGCAGGCAAGGTGGACGAGGTCATCAGCCACATCAGCAACGCGTCGCAGCGTGAGCACTTCAAGGCGATCGCCGCGGCTCACCCCGACTTCGCCGAGGTCAATGCCGACCCGGCCTTCGATGCCTTCGTTGCATCCAAGGGCCCCGAGGCTGAAGAGGTGCGCGCGAGCGGCTCGGCCGAAGCGATCAACGCGCTGCTCTCCGAGTTCAAGGAGTCCCGCGGCGGCAACGAGTCGGCAGCCGAGTCGGCACCCGCCGATGGTGGCCAGCCTGCCGCCCAGCTCGCACCGACCGAGTCGGCCAGCGACGACGAGATCGAGAGCGCATCGGCCGTGCGCGGTGGCGGCCTGCAGCTGCCGAGCGAGCCCGGCTCCAAGGACGACTTCGCATCGGCCTGGGACGACGCGCCCGACGTCAAGCACCGCGGCTGATGAGCGACGCCAAGACCCTGGCGCCGCACCAGCAGCGCGTGGTCGACGAGAAGGAAGAGCTGGACACAAGGGCTCGCGCTCTCGCCGCCTTCTTCTCGTCGCAGACCTATGCAGGCCTGCCCAGCGCTGAGCGCGCCCGTCTGGTCCGCCAGCTCGCGCTGCAGATCGAACTCTCCAACGTCCTGGGCGAACGCATCGCGGCCTTCCCAGGCTGACCCTCTGCCCGTAGGCATCCACCTGCCTCACAGCGCCTGCCGGCGAGCGACATCACCGGCGCCCATTCCTGAGCACATCGCTGCGACCCGCACCAGGGCCGCGGCGTGAGCTCGCCATCGGCGCGCGCAGCGATCCATCTGCGCGCATTCGGAGCAAGACGCGACCAGTCGCGCCAACGTCGAGATCGGGACAGGCCCAGGCCCCCCGCATGGTCTCGCTAGGCATACGGCACACGGACCAGTCAACCGCTCCTTTCGTCTCCCTGAAACCACGACTGAAAGGACACCACAATGGTTGTCAACTACGGCGACATCTCGCCCCGCACCGCCGCCTACGCAGAGAAGGAACTTCTCAAGCGTGCCCTGCCGTACCTCGTCCTCGAGAAGTTCGGCCAATCCAAGGCGCTGCCCTCCAACAGCACCAAGGTCATGAAGTTCCGGCGCTACAACGCGCTGAACAACAACCCGACGGTCCTGACCGAAGGCGTGACCCCGGCGTCGCAAGCGCTGACCACGACCGACGTCACGGCCAACCTGCAGCAGTACGGCTCGCTGGTGTCGATCTCGGACGTCATCATGGACACCCATGAAGACGACACGCTGAACGAGGCCATCAACGTCCTGGGCGAGCAAGCCGCCCAGATGATCGAGAAGGTCCGCTTCGGTGTCGTGAAGGCCGGCACCAACGTCGTGTACGCCAACGGTGCCTCGCGCGCCGCGGTGAACACGCCCATCACCATCACGATCCAGCGTCGTGCGGTGCGCGCCCTGAAGCGCCAGAACGCGCGCTACATCACCCAGATCGTGCGCTCGACGGCTGCCTACGGCACCGAGAACGTCGCCCCGGGCTTCGTGGCGCTGATCCACCCCGACTGCGAGGCTGACGTCCGCGGCCTGACCGGCTTCACGCCGGCGGAAAAGTACGGCTCGATCACCCCCTGGGAGAACGAGCTGGGCAAGTGCGAGGACGTGCGCTACGTCAGCTCGACGATCTTCGAGCCCTTCCTCGACGCCGGCGGCGCCAAGGGCGCGATGCTCTCCTCGAGCGGCACCTCGGCCGACGTCTACCCCATGATCTTCCTGGGCAAGGACGCGTACGGGATCATCGCCCTCAAGGGCATGTTCGCGCTCACGCCGATGGTCGTGAACCCGAAGCCGTCGGACAGCGACCCGCTGGCCCAACGCGGTCACGTGAGCTGGAAGGCTTACCAGACCGCCGTCGTGCTGAACGACGCGTGGCTCTGCCGCGTGGAAGTCGCCGCCACCGCCTAAGCAGGCGCAACTGGGTGAGGGCTCCGGCTCTCACCCATCCCCAGGCTGAGCTCTCCGCGAGCTCTGTCTTTCGCTCTCCCGGCAACAAAGGAAAACATCCATGCCTCGTCTCTCCGACATCACCGCGGCCGCAGTGTCCGCTCTCATCGGCAACGCTTCGCTCGTCAAGGGCCCGCTCGCCATCAACGCCGCCGGCGCCGCCACCGTGAAGACCACGGCTGCGCTGTCGTACACCGTGGGCGGCCTGCTGTACACGAAGGCCGCGCTCGCTGCGCAGTCGATCGTGCCGACGCACAACGCGCTGCTGCAGGCCCAGGCCGGCGGCTACGTGCAGCCCATCGGCCAGACCGTCTACTACACCCTCGGTGCAGATGCCCTCGGCAACATCGCCGTGGTCCAGGGTGCGTATGACGGCCAGAAGCCCCAGGGCGATCCGACCGTCGGCCTGGGCCCGCTGTACAACAGCGGCACCTCGAGCACCGGCAACGGCCAAGTGCCCGACACCCCGGCCGGCTTCACCGCCTTCGGCCTGATCAAGGTCGTGACCACGTCCGCGACCTTCACGCCCGGCACCACGCTGCTGGACGCCGCCGGCATCGCCGTGACGTTCTACGACGTCTGCGTCCTCCCGGCCAACCGTCCGTAATCGCTGCGGCGCAAGCCGCTGATGCAACCCAGAAGGGCCTCCTGTGCGGGGCCCTTCGCCATTTCTGCGAGGCAAACACATGGCAAAACCCAACTCCACCGTCACCACTCTCGACGACGACAGCAACGACGGCGCCGTCGTCCAGGCCGCGGCCAAGGCCCAGGCCGACACCGAGGTCGTCGGCAAGAACGCCGACCCGGCGCTCAGCGGCAAGAAGGCGCGGATCAAGATCCACCAGACCAGCCAGGACTCGGTCGAGCAGCCCTTCGTCTTCCTGGGCCTGAACGGCTTCGCCTATCAGGTGCCGCGTGGCAAGGAATGCGTCGTGCCGGCCGAGCTCGTCGAGGTGCTCGAGAACGCGCTGCAGAAGGTCTACCCGACCAACGGCGGCATCATCACCGGCGAGAACGAAGTTCCCCGCCACGCGTTCAGCGCCGTCTTCCTGGCGGCCTAAGCGATGTCGTCCTCCACCACGGTCGCCGCATTCCTCAAGCGGGCATCGACCCAGCTGATGGACCTCGCGGCGCAGTTCACGCGCTGGAAACAGCCCGAGCTGCTCGAGTGGACCAACGATGGCCAGATCGCCATCGCCAAGTTCATGCCGCACGCATGCGCCCGGGTGGACGTCGTCAAGCTGAAGACTGGCACCCGCCAGTCCATCGAGGCGATCGCCGCGGCCGAGATCCTGCCGGGCGATGGCTCGGCGGCCTCCGGCGTGCTGCACGGCAACTTCCTGCAGTTCGTCTCGCACAACATGGGGTCCGATGGCCTCACGCCAGGGCGCGCGCTGCGCATCGTCGACCGTGACGTGCTCGACGCGACCAACCCCAACTGGCACCTGCCGGGCAAGTCGAGCGACGCGCCGACGCAGTACGTGTTCGACCCGCGCACGCCCAAGCAGTTCTGGGTCTGCCCAGGCATCGCCTCCAGCGCCACCGTCTGGGTGGAGCTCGCCGGGCTGTTCGACCCGAAGAAGCTGGACAGCACGCTCGACTACACCGCCGGCGCGCCGCTGACCACCACGCTGTCGGTCGACGACAAGTTCGTGGACGACCTCCTGAACTACGTCCTGGCACGCGCCTACATGAAGGACGCCGAGGCCCAGGGCAACCTGAACCTCGTGGCTGCGCACAGCAAGCTGTTCGTCGACTCGATCAACGCCCAGGCCCACGCCATGACCGGCGTCAACCCCAACCTGAAGTCGCTGCCCATGACGGGCACGGCTCCGGCCACCTCGAGCTGAGCGAATGAAGATCTCCGACTTCCTGCCGAACATCATGGGGGATCTGCCCAGCTGCCCCGATGAGACTGCGCGCATCGCCGTCGTGCGTGCGCTGCAGCGCCTGTGCGAGCGTTCGAAGGCCTGGGCCGCCTGGGTGGATCCGATCCTGTTGCAGGACGGCAACCCGACCTACGACATCGACCCGCCGCAGGGCGCGCTGACGCTGTTCGTGCGCGAGGTGTGGTGCGGCGGTCGGCAGCTCACCGGCCAGGACCAGACCTACCTCGAGCGCACGTTCGAGCCGGGCGCCACCGCCCAGGCGCCGCTCTTCTTCAACACCGGCGCGCGGCAGACGGTCACCGTCTACCCGACGCCCGACGCGCCCACCGACTCGCTGCGCGTGAAGGCCGTGTTCCAGCCCGTGCTCGCCGCCACCTCGATCCCTGACGACATCGCGCTGTACCACGGCGCGCTGCTCGAGGCGGGCGCGAAAGGCGCGCTGATGCTGCAGCCGAAGAAGCCCTGGTCCGACCCGCAGCTCGGCGCCTACTGGACTGGCATCTTCAACACCGGCGTCGAGGCGGCCTCCATCGACACCGAGCACGGCAACGTGCCCGCATCCACCTTCGTGCGCCCGCGCGCCTTCGGATAAGCCCATGGCCAACATCAAGTTCAAGCTCGTCCAGCACGACCGCATGCCGGACATCAGCCTGTCGCTGACCGACGAGGTCACCGGCCTGCCCATCGACCTGTCGGACCCGGCGACCGCCGTCCGCATGTACCTGCGCACCGTCGGCAGCAAGACGCTGAAGGAGACGCTCCTGCTGCCGAAGCTCTACGGGCGCGTGACCGCCATCGACGAGGAGACCGGCGCCCAGACCATCGACGCCGCTGCGCCCTACAACGTTGCCGGCAAGGGCGGGCGCTGCGCGATCCAGTGGTCGGCCACCTCGCTGGACACCGCCGGCAACTTCGAGGGCGAGATCGAGGTCACCTATCCGGACGGCCGCAAGCAGACGTGGCTCGACCTCCTGCAGTTCGCCGTGCGTGAGGACTTCGCTTGAGCCTGCCGATGGCACGCCAGAGCCTGCTCGTCGTTGAGGCGCAGGAGGCTCCCCGCCTCGCTGTCGCCGCGCAGCAGGTGAAGGTGCAAGTCGCCGCGCTCTCCGACAGCGAGCCGAGCGCCCTCGACGCGCCGCTGCTCGACGCTGCCCGGGCCGGCGGCTAAGCGATGCCGATCCACGTCGACGCAGGCACCGGCCTGCTGACGGTCTCGGGCGTCCCGAACCGCGTGCCAGATCCGCGGGCCAGCATCGCCGATGCCCCCGCCGTCGTCGACGCACTGACGCAGCTCGGGCGCTTCGTCCTGGCCGATCCCGCCGTCGCGGCGGACGTGATCACCAGCATCACCATGCTGTGGTCCGTCGCCGACTCCGTCTCGGTGGACGACGACGTGATCAGCCGCACCGGCAACTTCACCGACGACGTCACCAACGTGGCCGATCAGCTGGCCATCATCTTCAAGGGCGTGGTGGCCGACAGCGCCGGCGTGGCCGACGCGATGACCCAGCTGGGCGTGCGGCAGCTGGCCGAGGCGCAGACGGCGCTCGACACCATCGTGCAGCTGGGCGTGCTGAACACCATCGCCGACTCGGTCGCGGTGGCGGACGCCATCGCGATGATCAGCGACTTCAGCCGGGCCGAAAGCGTGACGGCGGTCGACCAGATGACCCCGTTCGCAAACATGGCGCGCACCGAGTCGGCGACCGCGACGGATGTCCTGGGCATCATCGACCTGAACACCATCCTCGTGTTCTCGCGCCCTGGCGAGTTCAGCATCGGCGCCTCGATCATGGGCGCCGCCAAGACCCCGCCGGCGCCGGTGCCCTGGACCCCGGCCATGCTGCCGAACGCCAAGGCGTGGTTCATCTCCGACAGCCCGTCGAACACGCTGGTCAGCGGCGAGCTCAGCATCCTGGCCGACCTCTCTGGCGGCGGCTTCCATGCCAGCGCGTACGGCGGCAGCGCGACCAATCGCGCCACCCTGGCCAACACGCTCAACGGCCGCGCAGTGTGGGGCGGAGACGGCTCGAGCAAGCTCGCGGCATTCCAGCTGGGCGGCGCAGCGAACGCGATGCTCAACAACGCGAGCGGCGCGACGATCTTCTCCGTCCACCGCAAGACCGGCGGCGCCGACGGCGTGCTCGGCCTGTGGACCAAGAACGGCGACTTCGGGCGTGCGCGCTTCACGCTGGGCCGATCGCAGACCAGCGGCGGCGACCTCGAGGCCGGCGGCCGGCGCCTGGACGGCGACGGCTACCAGGGCACCGGCGACGCGAGCGACCAGGGCACCGGCTGGATGATTGCCGCGGGCATCGGCGACTTCGTCAACAGGTCGCTGTCCACGTGGATCAACGGCACCCAGAAGTTCTCCTCGAGCTCCTGGCAGACATCGGGCAACACCTCCGCGACCGACAGCCAGATCGCCCTGGTCGGCGCCTACGGCACGGGCGGCGGCATCGCCGGCACCCTCGTCGGCGATCAGGCCGAGGTGCTGATGATCGTCGGCGCACTCAGCGTCGCTGACCGACAGAACGTCGAGGGCTACCTCGCATGGCGATGGGGCATGCAGGCAAGCCTGCCAGCAGGCCACCCGTACAAGACCGCCGCCCCCTGATCCCCCGCAGCACCCGACCCAGCCGCCCAGGCTGGCCGCCGGTGTGCGCGCTCCTCTTCATTGCCACCCTCGAAAGGATCCCCATGAACACCAAAGACAAGGCCTTCGCGCTCGACCAGATCGCAGCTGCCGCCATCCTGGCGACCAACGACGGCGTCATGCCCAGCGGCATGGTGCGCTGGCAGTACGTCGACGCGGGCGGCATGCCCATCGATGGCACGGGCGGCTTCTGCAATCTGGTGGTCGATGCCGGCAAGGCCTACATCGCCAGCCGCATCTGCGGCGTCGCCATGAACGCGATCTCGCACGTGGCCATCGGCAGCGGCACCACCGCGGCCGCCGCGGGCCAGACGGCGCTCGTGACCGAGACCGCACGCGTGGCCATCAGCTCGGCCACGCCGGTGGCCAACGTCGCCACCTACATCGCCACCGTGCCGGCCGGCACCGGCACCGGCGCCGTGGAGGAGGTGGGCCTGTTCAACGCCGCGGCCGCCGGCACCATGGTTGCGCGCGCACTGACGGGCTCGATCACCAAGCCGGCAGGCCTGGGGCTCCAGTTCACCTGGACCATCACGATCAGCTAAGCAATGGGAAACCGTCGCTTTTCGAATCGAGCCGTCACGACGCTGGCGGCCGGCATCACGGGGGCCGCCACCTCGCTGTCGGTCTTCGCCGGCGCGGGCGCCAAGTTCCCCGTGCTCGCGGCGGGCCAGTCGTTCCGCGCCGTCATCCAGGCGGGCGACCTCGACACCGACGCGCGCGAGTACGTGCTGGTGACGGCGCGCGCCACCGACACCTTCACGATCACCCGGGCCCAGGAGGGCAGCTCGGCGCTCGCCTGGAGCGCGGGCGCCACCATCGCAGCTGTCGGCACCGCGGCCGGCTTCGCTGACATGCTGCAGTCCGCCGGCGACGACATGTCGGGCGCACTGAACCTCGCGCCCATGGTGTCCATCGCTGCCGCGGCGACGGTCGACCTCGCGACGGTCCCATCGAACAACGTCTACGTGACCGGCGCCGGCGGCCCCATCACCGGCCTGGGCACGGTGGCATCCGGTGCCGTGCGCAACCTCATCTTCGCGTCGACGCCGACGCTGACTCACAGCGCCTCGCTGTCCCTGCCATCCGGCGCCAACATCGTCGTCGGCGCGGGCGACGCTGCGGAGTTCATCTCCTCCGGCGGCGGGGTCTGGGTGTGCCGGTCGTACATGCGCGCCACCGGCCTTCCTGTCATCGCGCCGACCAAGGCCGCGATCGGCCTGGGCAACGTCGACAACACGAGCGATGCGAGCAAGCCCGTCAGCACGGCCACGCAGACCGCGCTGAACCTCAAGGCCGCCGCATACACCCCGACGTTCCAGTCGTGGATCGCCACGAGGAAGGCGACCTCCGGCGATTCGGCGGTGTACTACGGGCAAGACGAGACCGGCAATTTCCGCTGGGGCCTGCAGATGGGCGACGCCGGCAACAACTTTGCCCTGATTCGCTACAACTCCAGCGGCGCCTACCTGAGCACCCCGTTCTACGTCCTGAACAGCGATGGCAGCTTCGTCATCAACAGCGGCGTGACCTTCAACGGCGGCGCCACCGGCCTCACCAAGGCCATGGTGGGTCTCAGTGACGTCGGCAACCGCGAGCAGGTGTTTTCGCTGCGACCCCACGGGGCCCAGCTGTACATGGGCTGGACCGGCGCCAACCTCGATGTCCAAGTGGACGGCACCTACTTCGGCGCGACGTGGCCGATCGCCATCAGCGGCGCCTCCGGCTACTCGACCAACTCGGGTCAGGTCAGCGGCGTGGGCGGCTGGGCCTACAACAACTGGGGCAACAACCCGGCCTACATCTGGTGCACCGAGGGCGACGGACAGGCGCAGCATCTGACGCAGCCCGGCTCCCTCCACGTCGCTAACAGCGGTGCACTCTCGGGCCAGGGCATCAACTACTTCGTCAACAACGCCGGCTCGGCGGTTGTCAACCTGCGCAACAGCGGGGCGAGCCAGATGATCATCGCCATCGGTGGCTATGGCGACGTGTCGTGGGGCGTCCTCGGGTCCGACGAGCGCCTCAAGGAGAACATCGCCCCGACCGCCGAGGACTCCCTGGCGAAGATCCGGCAGATCGACTGGAAGCAGTTCAACTACCGCCTGCTGGAGAGCGGCTTCCGCGTCGACGACGGCCGCCTGCACAAGCTCGGCGGCATCGCCCAGCAATTCCATGCCATCGATCCCGAGTGGGTGCACGACGAATCGACATGGCTCCAGCCGAATCAATACCCGATGTTGATGGCCGCGATGCATGCGATCTCGCAGCAGGCCGAGATCATCGATGAACTGAAGGCCCGCGTGGCCGCATTGGAAGCAGCATGAACCTGATCTACCTCGACGCCGTGGGCGTCATCCTTGCGATCCAGTCGCTCTCCGCGCCGCCGCCGGCCGAGTTCTCTCAGAAGCTGCTGGTCCCCGATGCGTCCAAGTACGCGGTCGGCGACAACTTGCGGATGGTGAACGCGACGCCCGTGCCCGCTGCGCCGGTGCCGCCGCCCATCACCTTCACGCCCCCGGGGCCGCCGCAGGCGCCTCCGTCGCTGGACCCTCGCGTCGTCCTCTGGGAGGCCATCAAGATCGAGCGCGACCGCCGCCAGAAGGATGGCGTGAAGGTCGGCGAGTTCTGGTTCCACTCCGACAGCGACAGCCGCATCCAGCAGCTGGCCCTGGTGATGATGGGCGCCAACATGCCAGCCGGCATCGCATGGAAGACGCTCAGCGGCGCCTTCACGACCATGACGCCGCAGCTCGCAGCCCAGATCTTCCAGGCCGAGGCGGCGAGCGACATCGCGCTCTTCGCGCACGCCGAGGCGCTCAACGCGCAGCTGCAGGCCTCCGAGGATCCGGCGTCCTTCAATGTCCTGGCCGGATGGCCAACCTCCTTCAGCGACACCCTGGTCTAAGGAACACGACATGGTCAAACTCGCGATGTACAAGGGCAAGGGCCGCATCGGCAACGCGCTCATCCGCATGTGGACGCGCAGCCCCTACAGCCACTGCGAGCTCATCGTCAACGGCATGGGCATGAGCTCGAGCCTGCTGGACGGTGGCGTGCGCGGCAAGATGATCAACTTCGACACGCCCGACTGGGACATCGTAGTGCTCCCATGGGCCGACCAGGGCACGGTGTGGGACTACTATGTCCGCACGTTTCGCCAGCCGTACAGCTGGCTGGACCTGATCCGAGCTCAGATCTTCAACCGACCCTTCGATCAGTCGAAGGCGTCGTTCTGCTCGGAGTGGTGCGCGGCCGCACTCGGCCTGCCAGCACCGACCTCGTACAGTCCACGCAGCCTGCTCGAGCTGTGCGAGTACCTCAACACGGTCGAGACGACCGCCTGAGATGCCGACGATTGTCTTGAAGGGCTTCAAGGGGGAGATCCCCCGAAGCGAGCCGCACCTGCTGCCGCCGAACAACGCCGCCTCCGCGAAGGATTGCTTCTTCGACTCAGGCGCGCTCGTCCCCTCCCAGGACGGCATGGAGATCGCCACCATGGCGAACAACCCGGCCAAGGGGGTCTACACCGAAGACGGCATCCTGTTCTACAGCTGGCCGGTCGAGACGGTGGCCTTCAACAGCCCGCTGGACGACGACTCGTTCCGCCGCATCTACTACCTCTCGCCGAGCGAGGGGATCATCAAGGCGGTGAGCAAGCTGGGAATGGCCAACAACGGCCCGACACCCACGGGTGGCGTGCGCGCGGGGACACCCAATCCCATCGTCAAGCCGACGCTCACCGTGCGCGACCGCACCACGCTGCCCGACTACCCGTCGGTGGCGATCACCGCGGAGTCGTGGTGGGTGAACCTCGCCGACAGCTCCATCGTGAACAAGGCCTCCGCGGTCGTCACGCCCATCCAGGCGCTGCGGGTCTACCAGATCGCCAAGCCATCGGCCTCCGGCGCGCCGGCGAGCCGCCGCATGGGCGCGCGGCTGATCTTCACCGACACGTCGGCGGGCAAGGAGATCTTCTCGCTGTCGACCACCACCGGCAGCACGACCAAGTCGTCGGCCGTTCCTGGCACGGTCGAGGGCAAGCTCGAGGAGGACTCGGTGCGCGGCGTGATGTACCTCACCTGGGGCGTTGCGGAGACCCGGGCCTACACGTACACCATGGAGAACACGTGGAACGAGGAGAGCGCCGCGGCACCGCCGGACACGGTCTCCCTGACCTACGTGCAGGACGTCCAGATCGACGTGACCCCGCCGGACTTCACGGGCTTCCGGCCCTTCCTGAAGTCCAACATCTACCGCACCTTCGGCTCGGTCGCCTCCTACATCAAGACGGCTGCCGTGCAGGACGGCGGCGTGCCCACGCGCTTCTACGACGGGGCCACCAAGCCGACCAGCGCCGGCACCGCGCTCGAGAGCCAGGAGTGGCTGCCGAGCGGCCTGGGCATGGAGGGCTTCGAGATGGCGCCCAACGGCTGGGCCGCCGCGTTCAAGGGCACGACGTTGTACATGAGCGAGCCCTGGAAGATGCACGCGTGGCCCTACAGCTCGACCTTCAAGACGGCCATCCGCGGCATCAAGGCGACGCAGCAGTCGCTGGTGGTGACCACCACTGACGGCGTCTACGTGATGATCGGCACCGTGCCGGCGTCGCTGCAGCAGACGAAGATCCGCCTGCCGCAGCCGGGCATCGCGCAGCGCAGCATGGTCCAGATGGACGACGGCGTCGCCTATGCGTCGAACGACGGCATCCCGATGGTCATCGGCAGCAACGGCACCATGGAGGTGAGCCAGAAGCTCTTCTTCCGCAAGAAGTGGCGCGCCGAGTATGCCGACGTGCTGCTCGATGCCAGCCTGATCTTCGGCTACTACGACGGCGTGCTGGTGGCCAACTCGACCACCCAGGCCAAAGGCTTCATGTTCCGCTTCGACGACGACGCGGGATCGTTCGTGCGCAACAACCGCCGGGTCGACGCGCTGTTCCCGCTGCCGGTGAACGACACGCTCTACTACACCCTGGCCAACAAGGTCTACCGCTTCAACGAGGGCGCGGTGAACACCTTCGACTGGCGCAGCAAGGACTTCATCTTCCCGCGGCACACCACCTTCGGCTGCGGCTACATCGTGTGCGAGGGCCCGGTCACGCTGACGCTCTACGCCGACAACGTGCAGGCCTATCAGGTGGTCCTGGCCAGCGCCGGGCACTTCCGCCTGCCGGACATGAACCTCGCGCTGCGCTGGGCCGTGCGCCTGCAGTCGGCGGCCAAGGTCACCGAGTTCACGATCGCGCGCACCTTCGAGGAGCTGCAGCATGTTTAAGGCGCGGCCAGACGCCCAGCTCGGCGCGCTGCCGCCGGCGCTCGGCGTGGCGGACCCCGCGGTCCAGTCGTGGATCGACGCGATGACCGCCGCCTGGAACGAGCGCAACGGCCTGAGCGGCCCGGGCGGCAAGCAGTTCCTCACGCGCGATCAGGTGCTGCAGACGTCGTTCGACGCCATCGCGGCCACCTTCACCCCGGGCATCGGCGGCTCGGTCGGCGTCAGCGATCTGGCCATGCAGGTGGACGCCACCATCGCCGCGCTGCAGGACAACGTCCGCAAGAGCCTGATCTTCCAGGCGCTCGAGCAGAACATCGGCGCGATCAACACCAGCGCCATCGAGGCCCAGATCAATGCCGCCCTGGACGGCTCGCGCGCGGCCATCGCGCAGGAGACCCTGACCCGGGCCCAGAAGGACGACGCGCTCGCCTCCGCGGTGAACACCATCTGGGCATCCATCGGCGGCGCCTCGGCGGTCATTCAGGACGGCGCCCTGGCTGCGGTGTCGCCCTCGGGCGTGAGCGCCACGAAGTGGACCCAGGTCATCGCGGCCGTCACCGACCCGAACACCGGGGTGGTGAACAGCACCTCGATCAAGCAGGATCTGAACAGCTACGCCAGCGCGGCCAACGGCACCTTCAACTCGATCTACAGCGTGCGCGCGCAGATCGATGTGTACGGGCGCACCGTCGTCGGCGGCTTCGGCCTGTCGGCCACCAGCGGCGCCGGCAGCAGCGGAGGCGGCACCATCGACTTCGGCGTGCGTGCGGACACGTTCTTCATCGCCGCCACCAGCTCGACGCCCGACGCGGCCACGCAGATCGGGCAGGGCTCCTCGATCCCCTTCATGGTCCTGACCTACCCCCAGTGGGTCAACGGCGTGGTGTACCCGGCCGGCGTCTACATCAAGAAGGCCGTGATCGGCGAGGCCACCATCGGCACCGCGCAGATCGGCGACGCCGCGATCACCAATGCGAAGATCGGCGACGCGCAGATCACGACGGCGAAGATCGGCACCGCGCAGATCACCAACGCCCTGATCGCTGACGCACAGATCACCCGGGCCAAGATCGGCAACGCCGAGATCGACACGCTGAAGCTCGACAACGAGACGGTGATGGTCCCGCGCTCGGGCGCCAACGGCGGCGGGACGGTCGCGTCGGGCGGGGCCAACCTGTGCTCTGCACCAGTTCCCGGCGGGATCAGCAAGGTCTTCGTGACCGCCAGCGTCAGCGTGAAGAGCCTGGGCGTGGGCACGAGCTCCAACGTGACGATGAGCCTGTACCGGGACGGGACGTTCCTGACCCTGTCCTACATGACCGCAAACGACCCCGACATGGTCACCGGCGCCGTGTCGTGGATCGACTCCACCGGCGCCGGCGGCAACTACGTCCTGAACGTCGGCTCCACCGGCGGCTTTACTTTTTTCAACGCCAACATTGTGGCCCTGGGGTGCAAGCGATGAACGCCGTCTACGAGATCTCCACCGGCCTCGTGCGCCGCTTCGTCGAGTGCCCTGAAGAGGACATGCAGATCAATCTGGGCGACGGCGAGGCCTACGTCCAGTCCGACAACATCATCTGGGGGCCCGCCCAGGTGGTCGACGGCGCGGTCGTGCCGGCGCCCGAGAGCGTCGACATCGTCAAGCTGCGCAAGCTGAGCGAGATCGAGGAGGCGCGCCGGCGCAAGACCGAGGCCCCGATCGCCTACGAGGGCGCCATGCTGGACGCCGACAAGACGGCCCAGGCCAACATCAGCGCCAAGCTGCAGGAGATCGCCCAGCGGCTCGGGATGGGCATCTCGATGCCCGCGGAGCTCATGGTCTGGCGCGACTACGACAACAGCAACCACGTCTTCGCCACGCTGGTCGAGTACCAGTCCTGGCTCGGCCGCCTCGCCATCGCCATCACCGAGCGGGGGACGCTCCTGTACGGCTGGTCCTGGCAGATGAAGGCCCTGGTCGCCGCAGCCGAAACGGCCGCCGAAGTCGAAGCCATCACGATCGCCTGAGCAGTCAACAAATAGCCAGGTTTCCCTCTGGCGCGAGTGATCCCAACGGGGTGTTGTTGGCGTCGCAAAAAGTAGAATCCTCGCGCGCAACCACTGCGCAGAGGGCTTCTATTCATGATCGTGTTGGCCGATGACGGAGTGATCGAGCTGCCCCAGGAGCAGGGCGATGTCACGCCCATCCTCCAGGCCATGATCACCCGGATCTACGGCAACGAGTCGATCGGCTACCTGCCGGAAGCCCACACGCTGCGGCACCTCGAGTTCCTCGAGCAGGAGCTCCTGAAGTTCCCACAGCAGGACATGCCAGTCCGGCACTACGTCGTGCCGGGGATGGTGGCCCGCGAGATGATCGCGCCGGCCGACACCATCATCATCGGCAAGATCCACCGACACCCCCAGATCAACGTCCTCAGTGAGGGCGAGATGTCGATGCTCGGCGAGCACGGCATGGTGCGCGTCAGCGCAGGCTTCACGGTCGTGACGCCCGCAGGCACCAAGCGCGCGGCGTACGCGCACACCCGCTGCAAGTGGACCACCTTCGTGGCGGTCGATGTGCCGTCGGGCCTGACCTCCGACCAGATCGGCGACTTGCTCACCTACAAGTCCGTCGACAGCTATCTCGCGTCCCTGCCTCCGCTGCAGCAGACGCTCCAACTCGAAGAGGCATCCACATGAGTGTTGCAGCAGTAGGCGCCGTTGGCGCAGCCGTCGTTGGCGGCGTCATGGCCAACAACGCCGCAGGCAAGCAGGCCTCCGCCACCAGGGAGGCCGCCGCCGGCCAGCAGATGATCGAGGCGCAGCAGCTCGACATGGCCAAGCAGCAGTGGCAGCGATACCTCGACACGTACGCGCCGCTCGAGAACGAGTACGTCGACGAGGCCCGCGGTGCCGGCTCGATCGCGAACCAGAACAAGGCCGCCGGTCAGGTGAATGCCGCGAACGCCGCGGCCTTCAACAACGCCCGCTCGCAGCTGGCCAAGTCGGGCGTCAACCCGCAGAGCCAAAAGTACCTGCAGCAATCGGGCGCCATCGACCTCGCCGAGGCGGCCAGCTCCGCCACCGGCCAGAACGATGCGCGCGAGAAGGTGATCGCCCGCGGCGACGCCAAGATGACCAACGCGCTGAGCCTGGGCAAGGGCATGCCGGCATCCGCCATGAGCGGCCTGGGTGCCGCATCGGCCACCGGCTCCGGCGTGATGGGCCAGCAGATCGCTGCCGCCAACAGCCAGTACGCCCACGAGGCCAATGGCATCGGCCAGTTCGGCCAAGCCCTGGGTGGCCTCACGCAGTCCAAGGCCTTCCAGAGCTGGCTCGGCTCGGGCAGCGGCGGCGCGGCCAACGGCGGCGGCATCGGCAGCGGCGGTGGCGGCATCACCTACTCGAACGTGGGGGCCGACACGAACTCCGCGGCGTACACGCCAATGTTCTCCGGCAGCGGCGGCATCGGCGACTAAGGAAAAGACATGGGACTTGGTGCATTCGCAGGCGGCCTGGGCGCTGCAGGGGTTGGTTTTCAGGCTGGCGTGCGTCAGCAGGAAGCCGACAACATCCAGCAGGAGCGCAACTCCCTGGAGAGCCAGCGCATCGACGCGCAGAAGCAGCTGCTGCCGGACCAGACGACCGTCGCCCAGCAGGCGCTGGCCTCGCAGTCCGCAGACCTCGCCGACAAGGAGGAGCTGCGCCCGCTGCTGCTCGACGTCACGAAGGCCAAGAGCGCCTACGAGACGCAGAGCATGATCCACCAGACCGCGCTCGAGGCGATGACGCATCCGCAGAAGGCGGCCGCCATCACCGACACGGTCCTGGGGCAGATCGGCGCCGTCGCCGCGGCCGGTGACCCGACTGCGCTCGCCGCCTCCATCGAGCAGGCTGCGCGCACGCCGCTGATGCCGGCGCTCAACAAGGTGCCGAAGATCGTCTCGGCCGACGTCGTGCCGGCCCAGGAGGGCATGGTCGATGTCGGCGGCAACCCGATCACCAAGGCCGCGATCCGCCTGAAGCATCCGGACGGCAGCGAGACCTTCCTGAATGCCCAGTCCATCGAGGGCCCGTACCAGCGCTACCGGGCGGCCATCGACAAGGCCAACATGAAGGTGCTCAAGCCAGGGGAGCGCGCGATCAACGTCGCGACCGGCGCGACCATCGCCGAAGGCAACGATCGCCCGTACGGCGGCCTCGTGCAAGACGCCGAAGGCAACTGGATCGACATGCGCCCGCGCACGGCCGGCGGGGCTGGCGGCACGGGCAAAGGCGGGAAGGGCCCGGCGACGCCGCAGACCGTCGCCCAGTCCATGCTCGACGACCTGTTCGAGAAGAACGGCAAGGACCAGCCGCCGGAGGCCCGCGCTCGCGCCAACTCCTACCTGCCGTCGATCCTGCGCACCGATCCGAATCTGGATCCTGGCGTGGCCACGCGCATCGCCTTCGAGGCGGCCGCCAATCCGGCGAGTCTCGAGCCGCGCGTGAACCCGCTCACCGGCACGATCGACCAGACGTTCAAGGACACCTCCGGCATCGCCGGCGGCCGCACCTTCAACCTGGGCTCGGGCTACATGAAGCCGGGTCAGGTCGAGAAGTTCGTCGAGACCAACATGAAGGGCAAGGACGGCAAGGCCTTCATGCAGCAGGAGGTCGGCCGCATGCTGCAGCTGCAGCCCGAGGCCAACCGCCAGACGCTGGTCGACGCCGCCTTCGACCCTGTCAAGTACGACGAGCTCAAGGCCCAGGCCAAGGGCGCGATCAAGGACGACGCGACGTTCCAGCGGCAGATGCAGATCATCGACAACAAGCTCGACCTGATCCGCACCTACACCAAGGCGCCCGGCGGCAAGCCCGACGCCGCCAAGCCCGCGACCGCGCCCGGCTCGGCACCCGGCGCGGCGCCCGCCATTCGCCCGGCCGGCGGCCTGAATCTGACCATTCCCGAGCGCCGCGTGGCCGCCGAAAAGATGGCCGCCGACAACAAGGCCGCCGACGCCGAGCGCAAGGCAGCCGCGCCCGCCAAGGCAGCCGAGCTCCTGAAGACTGGCAGCCGCGCAGATCTCGCGAAGTTCCAGGCGTCCCCCGACTTCGATGCAGTCGACAAGGCGACCCAGATGCAGATCTACAAGCGCGTCAACAACATCTAAGAAAAGAGCCGATGAGCGATTTCCAATTCGAACTGGCGCCCGGCGCCGCAGCAGCCCCCGCAATCGCCGCGTCGCCCGCCGCACAGTCGACGGCGGCACCAGCCCCGGCTGCCGACTTCCAGTTCGAGCTGGCAGGCCAGTCGGCCGCGCCCGCCGCACAGCCGCGCGCGGGCGCTGATCACCCGCTGTTCAACTATCTGCTCGGCCAGGAGTCTGGCAACAAGCAGTTCGATGCCGCCGGCAAGGTCATCACCAGCCCCAAGGGTGCCATCGGCGTTGCCCAGGTCATGCCGGGGACGGCGCCCGAGGCCGCTCGCCTTGCTGGCCTGCCGTACGATGAGCTGCGCTACCGCACCGACAAGGCCTACAACGCCGCGCTCGGCTCGGCCTACTTCAACAAGCAGCTCGCCGACTTCGGTGGCGACGAGCTCAAGGCCCTGGCCGCCTACAACGCCGGCCCCGGCGCCATGACCTCCGCGCTCTCTCGCGCGAAGATGGCCGGCACGCCCGACGCGTGGCTGCGCTTCCTCCCGGCCGAGACCCAGAACTACGTGCCATCCATCATTGCCGCCGCGCGCAAGGCCGGCGTGCAGCCCGGTGCGGCCGCGGTCGACGGCGGTGGCGCCCAGGCACAGCAGCAGCCCGGGGTGGATCCCTACTCGCGCGATGCGCTGCCCGACGAAAAGACGTTCCTCGGCACGCTGAAAAACTCCGCGCTCGGCGGCGCCAAGAGCTCCCAGGCGCTGGCCGCCCAGGTCGGCTCACTGATCCTGAACACCGCCGGCATCGCGCCGGCCGTGCAGCAGAACCTGATGGCGTTCGCCGAGGGCAAGAACAAGGAAGCCGGCAAGCTGTTCGGCGAGCACTCCTCGTTCACCGACGCCATCGGCAAGGACGGCGACCTGTCGCAGTGGGCCGCCTACGCCATCGGCTACCTGGGCTATCAGGTGGCCGAGTCGGTCGTGACCGGCGGCGTCGGCGCGATCATCGGCAAGAGCATCGGCAAGGCAGCCGTCAAGACCCTGGCCGAGGGCTTGGTCGAGAAGGAGATGGCCAAGCTCTCCGCCAGCGAGGCCGGCAAGGCCATGACGAAGGAGCAGATCGGCGCCGCTGCCGCCGGCAAGGTCGCTGGCCAGATGGGTGCCGCGTCGTCCATCTTCGCGAACAACATCCGCCAGGAAGGCGGCTCGATCTACGGCGACGCCGTCGAGCAGGCCGGCAAGACCGGCGAACAGGTCGACATCGGCCGCGTGTGGGCCTCCGCGCTGGCCGCCGCCGGCGTTGACACGGCTGCCGACCTGATGATGGCCAAGGGCCTGCTGGGCATGAAGGAAGGCTCGACCGCCGGCAGCTACGCCAAGCGCCTCGCCACCGAAGCGCCGAAGGGCGTCGTGACCCAGGGCGGCACCGAGTACGTGCAGACCGGCATCGAGCAGTTCGGCGCGAAGAAGGATCTCTTCACGCCCGAAGCTGAGAAGGAGCGGATCGACTCCGCCGCCGTGGGCGCCTTCGGTGGCGCAGCCGGCGGCGCCGGCACCGCGCTCCACCAGCGCACCGCAGCGCTGGCCCCCGTGGCCGATGCTGCGGCCGCCGGCGGCTCGCTGTCGAAGGCCGCCATGGCCGGCAACACGCCCGACGCCATCGCGCAGCAGGTTGGCCAGGAGCAGGCTGCCGCGGCCCAGGAGGCTGCCGCCAACGCGCCCCAGGCCGATCCGATCATGGACAAGGCCCGCGCCATCGCGTCCAGCGCGCGCGAGGGTGGCGTCATCGCCAAGCTGCAGGCCGAGGACAAGGCCGGGGCCACGAAGTTCGTCAACGACCTCGCGATCGCCCAGAGCCCGAGCACGCCGGCCGCCGCGCGCGAGCAGGCCCTGTCGCGCCTGGAGTTCGCCATGGAGTGGGCTGGCCAGCAGGTGGCTCCGACCGTCGCGCCGACCGAGACGGCAGCCGCCACCGACGTGCCGCGCAGCGCGCCCACCACGCCGTCCGAGCGCCGCGCCGGCGCCGACCGCGACAAGGATCTGCAGGACCAGATCAACGGCGCCTCGACGGCAGCCGACAAGGCCTCCGCCCAGGCCCAGGCCCAGACCAACCGCGAGCAGCGCCTGGGCGCGCCGGTCGCAACCCCTGAAGCAACCCCCGCAACCCCCGTTGCGCAACCCCTTGCGGCCGGCGAACAGGAGCGCCTCGAGGGTGCCGCCCTGGCCGGCAGCGAGGCCAGCCGCAAGGCCGAGGACGCCCCGCGTCAGGCCGTCATCACCGCCGCCCACAAGGCTGTCGCCGAGCGCGGTGGCGTCGCCTCGCCCGCGGAAGCGCAGATCTTCCACGAGGCAGGCCTGGGCAAGCCCTACGACCGCATCGACCCGACGCTCGCCGCGCCGCTGTCGACCGACGAAAAGCTGACGCAGGCCACGGGCATCGCCCTCGGCAATAAGCCGCGCGAGTCCACGCGCTACAACCCGCAGACGCCGGTGCTCAGCGAGACCGCCGAGCGCGAGGCCGCGCATGCCCGCAGCCCGAGCTCGTCCGTCGAGGTTGGCCAGGGCACCCGCCAGGGCCCGCCCGCCGCCGCACCGGCGCCGCGCGCTGCCGTCGCGCCGAGCGTCGACTCCACGCTGGCTGCGCTGAAGACCATCCCCGCGCTGCGCACCGCCGAGCAGAAGGCCGTCGCGGACGCCGCGCGCGCCCGCTACACCGCCGCGCAGATGGCGATCCTGCAGAACGCAGCCTCGAGCCCGTTCAACCTGTCGGCCGCCGACAAGACCGAGCTGGCCAGCCTGCGCGAGGCCGAGGTCAAGCAGTCCGCCGAGCGCGCCGGCGAGAGCGTCCCGGCGCCGCGCGTGGCCATCCCCGCGGGCCCAGGCACCGCCGTGCACCGCAAGCGCAAGGCGACCCTGCGGCAGCTGGTGGACAACGGCTACCGCCACGTCGTGCGCAACGACGACGGCACCTTCGACATGGTCAACGCCCACCGCCAGCGCTTCCGCCTGGACGGCGCGGCCGACGCCGTGCTTGCGCGCGCACAGATCGCCGCCGAGTACCGCGAGCGCGCCGACAAGTCGTCGGGCGAGGAGGGCGATGCGGTCAAGGCCCGCCACGACGGCATGGACCTCAAGATCGAGAACCCGATCGGCACCACCCGCAGCGGCGAGGATCCTGGCGGCAAGCCCTGGTCCGTCAAGATGACGGCCGACTACGGCGAGCTGCTGCACACCGAAGGCGCCGACGGCGACCCGGTCGACCTCTACGTCGCGCCGAACCCGCGCCACGGCGCGCCGGTGTTCGTCTTCGACCAGTACAACGACGACGGCTCGTTCGACGAGGTGAAGGCTGTGGTCGGCGTGACCACCCAGGCCCAGGCCGAGAAGATCTACGACGCCCACTTCAGCGATGGCTCGGGCCCGCGCCGCCGCCGCGCCGTGACCCAGATGACGGTCGAGGAGTTCAAGGCCTGGGCCAAGAACCCGAAGACCTCGAAGAAGCCGGCCGCGCCGGTGGTGATGACTGCGCCGGAGCCGATCGCCCCGGGCGCCCAGCACTTCACCATCAACGTCAACGGCAAGCAGCTCGAGCTCCAGCGCGTGCGCGCCAGCGAGCTGCCCGAGACCGCATCGGCTGCCCGCGGCGGCAAGGCGCTGCGCGTGACCAAGGCCCAGGCCGCCATGCTGCGCGGCATCGGCGCGCTCTTCGGCAAGAAGGTTGAGTTCTTCAGCGACCCGAGCAACACTGTGGGCGACGGCTTCGTCGTCCCTGGCGCGTCGGGCCTGATCTACCTGAACGAAGCGACCGGCATCTCGCCGCTGGCCGTGTTCGGGCACGAACTCATGCACCAGCTGAAGGCCGACAACCCGAAGGCGCACGCTGCGCTCGAGGCGGTCGTGGCTGCGCGCCTGAAGACCGGCGCCCGCAAGGTCTACACCGACCTGGGCTACGACCAGGGCTCCGTCCTCGAGGAGGTCACCTCCGACCTGGGCGGCGACCTGATGACCGACGGCTCGTTCTGGAACGACGTCTTCGCCAAGATCCGCCAGGACAACGGCGCCCAGGCGCAGGGCATCATCGCCCAGCTGGCCGCCTTCATCAACGGCGCGCTCGAGCGCCTGACGAAGACGATCCGCCAGGGCAACTACAAGTCGGCCGAGCTGGTCGACAACATGGCCGAGATCCGCGCCGCGTTCACCACCGCGGTGGCCGACTACGTGCGTGACCAGGGTCTGAGCCAGCCGGAGATGCAGGCGCAGATCGAGCAGGCCAAGCAGAGCGCCGCGCGCAAGGCGGTTGTCGTCGAGCAGGGCGGCATGAAAGACTCCGCGGTGGCCAAGGTCGGCAAGCGCGTCGTCGGTCGTGCCCACGCCTGGAACGACTCGAACGGCGACTTCGTCATCATGGAGTCGGCCGTCCATCCAGACTACCGCCAGCGCGGCATCGCGCGCCAGATGTACGCGCAGATCGAGGAGAAGGCCGGCAAGCAGCTCAAGCCCGCCATCTCGCTGAGCGACGACGCCTTCGAGTTCTGGAAGCGCTATCGCCCTGAAGCGGTGGCCGGCGACCTCCGCCACATCAAGGACCAGCTCGTTGGCCAGCGCGCCAAGAAGGGCGACAATGAGGGCATGATCACGAAGGCCAGCGGCCGCGGCGCGACGCTCACCTTCGACGACCACCCGCAGGGCCCAGGCACGACCGCGACCCTGGTGGGCCGCGACGACATCAACAAGGCGCTCGTGGCGGCCGGCAGCGAGCCCGTCGTCCCCGAGGGCATGGCCGTGCGCCGCAGCGCCGAGCGCGAGACCCCTGCCGAGTTCGACAAGTGGTTCGGCGACTCGAAGGCGGTGGGCGCCAACGGCAAGCCGCTGGTGGCTTACCACGGGACCGCCGTGGATCTCTCCGAGTTCCGCACCGGGCGCGAGGGCACCGACTACCCTGGCGACATCGGCGCATGGTTCACAGCCGCCGCAGCCAGCAGCGACGAGCATGAACTTGCCGACTCCGACGCACGCAGCGCCGCGATCAGTTTCTCGGTGGATGCTGCCGAGGAAAGCGGTGGCGAAGCGCGCGTCATGGATGTCTTCCTGTCCATCAAGTCCCCCAAGGAATACCAGGGTCACGACGCGTTCGAGAGTGCGCTGAAGAAGGCCGGCTCGGCCACCGCCCTGCGCAAGGCGCTGCAGGCAGCCGGCAACGATGGCATCGTCATCCGAGACAGCGACACGGATTTCGGCGACCTCCGCGACGACTGGGTTGCCTTCAATCCGGAGCAGATCAAGAGCGCCACCGGAAACAACGGCGAGTTCGACGGCGCGTCCGGCGACATCACCCAGTCCCGCCAGCGCGAAGACTTCACCGACCCCGAGTCGCGCATCGAACTCAGCACCACGGTGCCGCGCGCGAAGGGCTCCGAGGACAAGAGCTACACCGAGAACTGGGTCATCGACGGCGACGACATCCGCGCCTCCGAGCGCCACGTCGACGCGATCGCCAAGGCCCTGCGCACCTACAACACGCTGTCGGGCAAGGGCAACCCGAAGAAGCTGATGGCCGAGCTCCACGAGGTCGTCGTCGACAACCTGCTGTGGCTGCACGACCTCGTGCCGGCCGACATCTCCAAGCGCGCGCGCCTCTGGTACGACGGTGCCAACCGCATCGCCAACGACTGGACCACGAAGTACGACATCACCGAGCGCCAAGCCGCCGGCGTCCTGGCCGTGCTCAGCCCGCAGATGGACTGGTTCAAGAACGTCAGCCTGGGCGAGCGCGTCATCGACATCAACCGCAACCGCGGCCGCGAGGTGTGGACCAAGGACATGACCGCCTGGGTGCAGAGCTACGTCGGCGCCGCCAAGACGGTCAAGGACCGCGACGACCGCGCGCGCCTGATCGCCGATGCGAAGCGCCTGGAGGGCGAGACGCTCGAGAGCATGGACCTCGAGGATGCCGCGCGCTTCACGCGGATCTTCGACGAGACCTACTTCGAGCGCCGCTACCGCCTGATCACGCCCGAGGGCGGCTTCGGCGACTACGTCACCAAGAACGACGACGGCGAGAGCTCGATCACCTGGGGCGGCTTCAGCACCATCGGCAAGGCCGTCTCGATCCTGCGCAGCGGCTCCGTCAAGAACATCGACAAGATGCTCGGCGGCGAGCACAAGGTGCGCAACTTCTACAACAACATCGTGGCGCCGCAGAGCGAGCAGGGCCACGTCACCATCGACACGCACGCGATCGCCGCGGCGCTGGTGAAGGCGCTGTCGGGCAACACGCCCGAGGTCAAGGACAACTTCGGCACGGCCGGCAGCAATGCCGAGACCGGCGCCGGCGGCAGCTATGGCCTGTTCGCCGACGCCTACCGCGACGCGGCGGCCAAGCGCAACGTGCTGCCGCGCGAGATGCAGTCGATCACCTGGGAGGCGGTGCGCGCACTGTTCCCGGCGGCCCGCAAGAGCCAGCTGGCCCCCAAGGTCAGCGCCGTCTGGGACCGCGTGAAGGCCGGCGAGCTCTCGCGCGCAGAGGCCCGCAACGAGATCTTCAACATGGCCGGCGGCATGGAGCCGATGGCCTGGGAGGGATCCGACGCCGGCTCGTTCGCCGCCGATGGCGCGACGTCGTTCAACTCGGCCATCGCCGACAACCCGGCCGACCGCGAGGCGCGGATCCTGGCCAACGCCGACACCAAGGACCGAATCTCGGTCACCCTGTCGGCCGCCACCAACAGCATCCCCGGCATCGCCGAGCTGTACGTCAAGGCTGGCAAGGGCGACAAGTTCGCCCACGCGCTGCTGCAGGACATCGCCGCGGACAGCCTGCGCCACCTGATGGCCGGCACCTCCGCCAAGCTGGTGGTCGACCGCAGCACCGGCCTGTACGGCGGCGCCTCGGAGCCGTCGCTGGGCATGACCGTGACGTTCACCGACAACGACTCCAACAAAGTGTTGGCGGCTCTGGCGAAGTTCGCGGATAATTTCAATCAAGAGCAGGTGCATGTGCGCAAGCCGACGACGGCCAAGCTGGGCACCGTGTTCGAGGATGGCTCGTACGCGACGCTGTCGTATCGCTGGGATCTGAAGCAGGCGCTGACCGCCAAGCAGATCCAGAAGGTGATCGACGAGTCGGGTCTCTACGGGCTCACGTTCGGCGATGATTTCGTCGAGGCTTACTACGTTGGAGATGTCAACAATGACGAACAAATCAGTGCCTTCAAGCAAGCCATCGAGCGAGCCGCTGAACGCCTTGGAAAAAGCAGCTCTGGATCTGAACAGTCGGTTGCGCGCCTCTGGCCATACGGTCACGGTGAAGGAACAATCGGATACGAACGAATTCGTGGCGACGTTGCCCCAGGGCCGTCGGCCGCAAGCCAAACCGCGCGCCGAGTAGCCGAGTACCTCAACGGCCAGGAGAAGGTCAAGGCCTTCGAACAGGCCGCGGAGGTCTCGCCCGAGCAGGCCGCCCTGCAGCGCGAGATCGGCGACGCCTACGAGGCGCTGCCCGACAACGACCTGAAGCGCCCCCAGGTCAAGCGCGCCTACACCGAGCTGGCCAAGGAGCTGGTCACCCAGTTCAAGGCGCTGCCGATCAAGGTCGAGATCTGGAAGGGCGACGGCGAGCCCTATGCCAACTCCAAGGGCATGCGCCAGGACATCCTCGACAACAACCACATGTTCGTCTACGGCACCGGCCCCGAGTCGTTCGGGCCCGAGGGCGTCGACTTCACCGGCCACCCGCTGCTCGAGCAGACCGGCCTGGAGGACGTCAACGGCACGCCGCTGCTGATGAACGATCTGCTGCGCACGGTGCACGACTACTTCGCGCACGGCATGAGCGAGACCCAGTTCGGCCCGAAGGGGGAGGAGGCCGCCTGGAAGAACCACATGGCCACCACGTCCAACCCCTGGGCGCGCTGGGCGCTGACGTCGGAGACCCGCGGCCAGAACAGCTGGGTCAATTTCCGCAGCGGCCTGGACCAGTCCCTGTCGGCCAAGGAGCGCGGCTTCGCGCGCCAGAAGGCCGCGCTGCTGCCGGTCGAGTTCTCGCTCACCGGCGACCGCAAGGTCGACAAGCCGATGAAGGACTTCATCGCAGCCATGCCGGAGAAGGCGCGCCAGGGCAGCCTGCCGGCGGCCAAGCGCTCCATCGAGCGCCCCCAGGTGGACACCCAGATCGACGAGGCCGGCGCGCCGGAGTTCTCCAGCCACGACCTCTTCATCGGCTACGGCAACCCGACCGAGCGCTTCGACTACATCCCCGCGGACCCGAGCCGCGAGAAGATGTACCAGCTGCAGCTGGTCGAGCCGACCACCGGCGAGTTCCTGGGCTACACCGATCTGCTGTTCGTGGACGGAAAGCTCAAGGCGCTCTACGACATCGAGGTCAACAAGGAAGGGCGCTCCAAGGGCGTCGGCGTCCGCGCCATCAAAACCTTGCTGGCCAGCCAACAAAATGTTACCCTGGATGTGTCCAACATCGTGACCGAGGCCCGCGGCTTCTGGGAGCGGGTGGGCATTCCTCAACAGAACCTCGAAGACGGAGCAGCGTATGACGGAAAACTCGACTGGAACACCTTCGCGGCCACGCGTGCCGCCGCCGACGCCGGCCGAGCGCGAGCAGCGGATGGCCGCGGCCCGGGCGCACTTCGACAAGGTGAACCGGGAGCATCCGGAGAAGCTGGCCAGGATCAAGGTCCAGGCAGCGAAGCTCGCCTCTCCCGCGACCGAGTAACCGGCACCCCCGAGTTCAAGCGCTGGTTCGGCGACAGCAAGGTTGTCGACGACCAGGGCAAGCCGCTCGTCGTCTATCACGGCACCAGCGGCGACTTCTCGCAGTTCAGCCTGGATGCGAAGAAGGGCGAGCCGACCTACACGCACGGCTTCTACTTCAGCCCATCGCCCGGCTATGCAGCCGTCTACGGTGGCCGCGACGGTGCGAACGTCATGCCGGTCTACCTGTCCCTGAAGCACCCGCTGGTGATCGACCAAGACCCGGTCGGCAAGGTGAAGGCTGTGGTGGCTCGCGTGCTCGGCATGGGCAAGCGGCTCGACCGCCTGAACAAGATGCTCTCGGACAAGACGTCCTCGGCCTTCCTGACCGAGGATGACGTCGCCGAGCTGAAGGCCCTGGGCTACGACGGCCTGATGAACCACGGTCGCAACGAGTTCATCGCCTTCGATCCGACCCAGATCAAGAGCGCCACCGGCAACAGCGGCGCCTTCGATCCGGCCCAGGCCGACATTACGCGCTCGGCCGATCGCACTGGCACGCCCGCCTTCAAGGCGTGGTTCCGCGAATCGAAGATCGTCGACGCTGACGGCAAGCCCAAGGTCGTCTACACCGGCACCTCGGCCGACGTCGACTTCAAGTCCTTCAAGGCGCCGAAGAACGGCATCTGGTTCACCGACAGCACCGAGGGCGCATCCCAGTACGCCGTCGAAAACGACAGCATGGGCCACATCTTCGAGGGCGGCAAGTACGTCCCCAAGAACACGGCCAGCCGGGTCATCCCGGTCTACCTGTCGATCCAGAATCCCAAGGTCTACGCGGAGTGGCCGGACGTCATCAAGTACGCGTCCAACTACAAGAAGGCCCAGGGCGCCCTGTGGGAGCAGCTCAAGCGCGCCGGGCACGACGGCGTCGTCTTCCGCGACGCGACGCATGGCGATGTCTTCGTCGCCTTCGAGTCGGCCCAGGTGAAGTCGGCCATCGGCAACGACGGCGGCTTCGACCCGTCGAAGAAAGACATCACCCGCAGCCGTGACCGCGCCGCCTGGGATGGCGACCGCATCGACCAGCTGATGTCGAAGTACGCCTACACCCAGGACGACAACCGCACCAAGGCCTACGCCGGCTGGGTGAGCCCGAAGGACTTCCTGGCGGCCACCACCCCGGCGGCCGAGCGCGCGCGCCTGGAGAGCGAGGCGACGCCCCTGGATGCGGCCGAGCTGAAGAAGCAGAGCCAGGAGATCTTCCTCGAGGGCAAGATCGAGGATGACTCGCCGATGCGCGGCTCGTTCAAGGTCACCGGCCACGAGGGCCGCCACCGCATGATGGCCCTGGCCAAGGCCGGCGTCGAGCGCGTGCCGGTCGTCTACTACGTGGGCACCACCGACGACGCCAAGCCGCTCACGAGCCTGTTCGCGACCCCGCAGCGCTGGGCGCACGACAAGGCCGAGCAGGGCTTCCTCACCGGCACGCTGACGCCCATCTCGTGGGCCCACCGCGCCGAGCTGAAAGAGAAGTTCATGCGCCCCGACGCCAGCGTGAAGTTCAGCGCCGAGCGCGAGCACCTCATCATCCACGCCGGCAGCGACTTCGATCAGCTCGATGCGGGCTACCTCGGCAAGGGCGAGGGCGCCGGCGGCATGCAGATCCGCCCGCTGGGCAATGGCCTGTACGGCTATCTGGCACGCGATGCCGAGGAGGCCGAGCGCGCCGTCAAGCAGGCGCGCGCGTACCTCAAGTACGCCCCCACCAAGGAGCGCGCGATCCACGCGTTCCGGGTGAAGCTGGGGGCTGGCGACGTGCAGTTCGGCCAAGTCTGGGACGACGAGCTGCAGACCGCCGCCGACCGCGAGTCGCGTGCCGACTGGGCCGCGGCCAACGAGATCCCGGCGGGCCCAGAGCGCCTCGCCGCGTTCGAAGCTCTCGACAAGAAGTACCCGCGAAGCCGGTTGGCGCCGACGCGCCCATTCCGCACCGAGGTGCTGTCGGGCCCCAACCTGATCGAGATTGCGGCCAACGACCTGTCGCGCCTGGAGCGCGCCGGCAAGTGGCCCGCGGAAACGGACGACAAGAAGATCGCCTCCGATCTGCGCACCATGATCGATGACAGCGCCGCCGGCGGCGAGATGGACTTCGATCGGGCGGCCGCCATCCTGAAGAAGGGTGGCATCGCGCTGGACAAGACGCAGGGAGTGCCGAGCCTGGGTCGCCCTGATGTGTACGGGCTTCGCAAGTGGGGCACGCAGGAAAAGGTCGACCCCAAAACGCTGACGGGCCCGGCTGCTTTGGCGTGGGAGCGACTGCAGGCGGGCGATGCCAAGCGCAGCGCCGACCGCGGCATCTACTACAGCCAGCTCTCGAGCGCCCTGGCCGCCGTGCCCGAGCGCCTCGCGACGCAGGCCGCGCCGGCCTGGGCCCAGTGGCTCAAGGCCAACGCCGGCAAGATGGGCGTGAAGGCCGACGAGCTCGAGTGGTCGGGCGTCTTCGACATGCTCAAGATGCGCGGCCGCGACAAGATCTCGAAGGACGAGCTCGCCACCTGGGTCGACGAGAACGGCGTGCAGGTTGGCGAGACCGTGCTGGGTCGCGACCCAAGCAAGGACGCAGCCATGCGCGAAGCCTTCGCCGGCACCGGCTACAAGATCGCCGTGGATGACTATGGCGATGCCGCCCACTTCATCGACCCCGATGGCGAGGACATCGACTACCGCGATCTGCCGCAACATCTGAAGGACGCCGTCAATAAGTACGGCCCCGAGACCGTCGAGACCAAGTACGCCACGTACACCGTGCCCGGCGGCGACAACTACCGCGAGGTGCTGATCACGCTGCCGGACGACTCGACGACCGACGCGATTGCCAAGCGCCTCTTCGGCAAGCGGTGGGTTGATCTCACCGACGAAGAGAACGTCGCCGCGGTGAAGGAAATGAAGAGCCTGCCAGACCGGCCAAAGCCCTACACCTCCGGCCACTGGGACCAGAAGAACATCCTGGCGCATCTGCGCCTGGACGACCGCACCGATGCCGACGGCAACAAGGTGCTGTTCGTCAACGAGATCCAGTCCGACTGGGGGCAGCAGGCCAAGAGGATCGGCTTCGCCAAGAAGCTCGATGTCACCGTGCGCAAGAGCACTGACGAGACGGACGACGAGGACACCTACGAGGTGGTGGTGGCCGGAAACGTCATCGGCTTCGTGCACGCAGACGACGACGCCCTGGCGCTGAAGAAAGCGCACCGCACGTATGGCGAATCGGAACTCACCAAAGGCGCGCCAGCCGGCCCCTTCGTCGCCGACACCAAGAGCTGGGTCGCCCTGGCCATGAAGCGCGCCCTGGTCGAGGCCGCGCGCGGCGACTACGACAAGGTGGCCTTCATCAACGGCAAGCAGGCGGCCGACCTGTACAGCCTGCGCAAGCAGATTGATCAGGTCGTCTACTACGATGACAAGACGCTGGTCGCCCGCAAGGATGGCGCCAACGTGTTCAAGAAGCAGGTTGAAAGCGACAGCGAGCTCGATGACATCATCGGCAAGGAAGTCGCCCGCAAGCTGCTCGACACCAAGCGCGACATGAACAGCCAGCGCATCCTGAGCGGCGTCGAGCTCGAAGTCGGCGGTGAAGGCATGAAGGCCTTCTACGATGGCATCGTCCCCCAGGTGGCACGCGACCTCGCGAAAAAGCTGGGCGGGAAGGTGGGCGAGACAAGCGTCGGCGCAAAAAAGACCAAGTACATCATCGAAGAGGTTTGGAACGACACGGGCAATGTCGACTGGGTTGCCGAGGTCGACAGCCGCGCCGCCGCCGAAGCCAAGTTGTCAGCCATCGAGGAGGATGACGACTATGGCGAGAGCACCTACAGGATTGCAGAGGAGGTTGAAGACTCTGCAGCTGCAGCAGCCAATCAGCTCGCCATCGACATCACCCCAGCCATGCGCGAGCAGCTCGAGGGCGGCGCGCCGCTGTTCTCGAAGGAGCGCACGACCGGCCACAGCGGCCGCGCCTACACGCCAGAGCAGGAGGCGATGTTCCGCAACATCGGCCGCACGACCGAAGAGAAGAGCCTGAAGGAGCGCCTGAAGGAGGCGCGCCAGGACATCGGCAAGAAGATGGCCCAGGGCCTCGTCGACCAATTCCGCCCGCTGAAGGATCTCGGCGGCGAGGCCTACACCCTGGCGCGCCTGTCCAAGGGTGCGGCCGGCGCGTTCGAGGCGCTGCTGCACCACGGCAAGCTGAAGCTGGTGGACAACGCCTACGACGCCGACATGACGGGCGGCTTCATCGAAAAGGTCGGCAACCCGCTGGGCGCCGAGCTCGAGGACTTCATGCAGTGGATCGCGGCCAACCGCGCCGAGAAGCTGTCCAAGGAAGACCGCGAGCACCTCTTCACGGCCGAGGACATCGCAGCCGGCAAGTCGCTCGCCGACGGCCAGCTGGCCCGCCCGTACACGATGCAGGATGGCAGCACGACCACCGACCGCGCCGCGGCCTACCGCGACAGCCTGGAGAAGTTCAACGAGTTCAACAAGAACACGATGGACATGGCCGAGCAGAGCGGCCTGATCGACGGCGAGGCGCGCAAGTTCTGGGAGAGCGAGTTCTACGTGCCCTTCTACCGCGTGAGCGAAGAGGATGGCGCCTTCATGGGCTCGAAGATCAAGGGCGGCATCGCACGCCAGCAGGCCTTCAAGAAGCTCAAGGGCGGCAAGGACAAGCTCAGCTCCGATCTGCTGTCCAACACGCTGCAGAACTGGTCCCACCTGATCGACGCGGCGGCCAAGAACCGCGCCGCGCGCGCGACCCTCGAGGCAGCGCAGAACGTCGGCGTCGCCATCGAGGCGAGCGAGGATGCCGTGCGCGAGATGGGCAAGTCGACCGGCAACAAGAACGGCGTCGTCTGGTTCATGGATGGCGGCAAGCAGCGCCACTTCTTGGTCGAGGATCCCTACGTCCTGGCCGCGATCAACAGCCTGGAATACGCCGGCCTGAAGGGCCCGCTGATGGACGCGCTGTCGACCATGAAGCACTGGCTCACCGCCGGCGTGACGGCGTCGCCCGCGTTCAAGGTGCGCAACCTGATCCGCGACACGATCCAGGCCATCGGCACGAGCGGCCTTTCCTACAACCCGGTGAAGAACATCGCCGACGGCCTGAAGCACTCGGCCCGCGACAGCCAGGAGTACGTCTCCGCGCTGGCCAGCGGCGGTCTGATCCGATTCGGCACCATGATGGACGGCAACGCTTCCGAGCGCATCCGCCAGCTGGTGAAGCGCGGCGTCAAGGAGTCGACGATCCTGAACAACCCGGAGAAGGTGAAGGCCTTCTACGACAAGTTCGTCGACCCGGCGGTCCAGGCCTATCACGAGATCGGCAACCGCGGCGAAGAGATCAACCGCTCGGCGCTCTACAGCCAGCTGCGCAAGCAGGGCGTCGGCCACGCCGAGGCGTCGCTGATGGCGCGCGACCTGATGGACTTCTCGATGCAGGGCACCTGGGCCAGCATCCGGTTCCTGACCCAGGTCGTGCCGTTCATGAACGCCCGGCTGCAGGGCTTGTACAAGCTGGGCCGTGCAGCCCAGGAGGATCCGCGCCGCTTCGCCATGGTGACGGGCGCCGTCGCCCTGGTGTCGGTCGCCCTGATGGCCGCGTACGGCGACGACGAGGACTGGAAGAAGCGCGAGGACTTCGACCGCGATGGCTTCTGGTGGTTCAAGCTGGGCGGCACCGCGTTCCGCATCCCCAAGCCATTCGAGATCGGCGCCATCGCGACGCTGGCCGAGCGCGGCGTGGAGCTGTTCACGAACAAGGAGTTCACGGCCACGCGCTTCCGCGACCGGCTGCTGCACATCGCCAGCGACAACCTGTCGATGAACCCGATCCCCCAGGCGGTCAAGCCGATCATCGACGTCTACTCGAACAAGGACGCCTTCACCGGCCGCCCGATCGAGACGGCCGGCATGGAGAAGCTGAAGTCGGAGTATCGCTACAACTCGGGCACCAGCATGGTGGCGCGCGCGGCGAGCACGGCGCTCAACTCGGTGACCAGCACGGTCGGCGCCGAGGGCCTGAGCCCGGTGCAGATCGACTCACTGCTGAAGGGCTACTTCGGCTGGCTCGGCACCTTCGTGGTGTCGGGCGCGGACATGGCCATCCGCCCGATGACCAACGAGCCGACCCGGCCGGAGGCGGACTACCTGCGGGTCGTGACCCAGGGTATCGTGCGCAGCCTGCCGGAGCCCAGCTCCAAGTACGTGAGCTCGGTCTACGAGCAGGCCAAGGCGCTCGAGCAGGCCTACGCCACGCACCGCCAGCTGATGAAGGAGGGGAAGGCCGAGGACGCCAAGGCGTTCGCCAAGGACCACGCCGAGGAGCTCGCGCGCTACACCAAGGTGGAGCACGTCAAGCAGGCCCAGGCCAAGGCGAACCAGTCGATCCACGACATCGAGCGCAGCGCCGCGTCGCCGGCCGAGAAGCGTGACCGCATCCAGGCGATCCGCGACCGGCAGAGCGACAACGCCAAGGCGATCTATTAGCCGCAGCAGGGGGTGGTGATCGTGCCGTAGCGGGCCAGCTGCAGCAGCGCGCCGATCACCCAGCCTGCCGCCCCGATCGCCACCAGCCACCCGACGACGGTGCCGGAGCCATCCTTGATGGCCCGCACCTTGTCGGGGAACAGGGCGAAGAACCCGATGAAGGCGACCAGGGCGACGGTGAGCAATAGCATTGGGTTAGAGTTTATGGAGGGTCGCTTCCCGAAAGGGGTAAAAGCGACCCTCTTTTTTCATTGGCGATTCAACAGCTTCTCCGGGTCCAATTTGACATAACAGTTATTGTGTTGCGAAAAGTTATCCACAGAAACAGTGGATTACATGTTCACAATTCGACGGCCGAAAATTCAATACACCGCACGGGTGCGGGTGATTGTGGATAAATACCCCTCGTCCATGTGGGAACAACGAGAGGTATAAGAATTAAAGAAAGAAGAAAGCCGCTTTTCAGGATGCCCGTTAATTAGGCAGTGCGAGATCAGAGGCCTTTGAGCTTGGCCACCAGGGCCTGCATGTCGGCGCGCTGGGCCACGCCGGGGTCGATGTTCACCGTGACCGACCCATGGTCGCGCTGCTGGATCAGAGTGACGTTCAGGTTCAGGGTGATGCCGCTCGGCAGATCGATGCCGTTCTCGATGAACGACTTCAGCGCGGCCACCTGGGCGCCGAACTCCTTCGGCACGTACTGCCACTCGGCGGCCCCGTGCGGGGTGCCAGAGGTGCGTTCAACGACCGGCGCGGACTCGAGCATGGTGTACTCCTTGTGCCTGCCTCTGACCGTCTCGGTCAGCAGCTTGGCCTTGATGAGGGCCTTCGTCGCCCGGCTGACGGTCTCGGTGGACTTCCCGATCAGCCGGCCGATCGTCTCCTGGCTCGGGTGGGCCACGCCGGTGTGGTGGTTGGCGTGGCACTTGATCACGGTGTAGACGGCCCAGGCGGTCTCGCCGACCTCGGCCAGGAGCCCCTTCAGGATCCTGGGCCGCATGACGTGGAACCACCCGTATTCAGCCTGGAGGTCCAGCTCCTGCTGCTCGCCTTCGGTCATGGCGCCTCCCCGAGCTCCTTCAGCGCCTGATCGGCGGCCGCCTCGAGCGCCATGAGGGTGAACTCGCGCGCGCTCTTGTAGCCCTTGCGCTTCCAGGCGAAGTCCATTTTCCGGAACAGGCGCTCCGACAGGATCACGTGGTAGGGGTGCGTCGCGTCAGGGCTCGGCTCCTCCCAGGGGCGCTTCGGCCTGGGCGGCGGCTCCGGGGCCGCAGGCGCCTCCGCAGCGACCTCCCCTGCCCCACCCTTCACCGTCTTCGCCCGGCGCGGTTTGGCGGCTACCGGGGCCGGCTCCGCGGGCGCCAGGGCGGCGGCCGGCTCCTCGGTCCACTGCTCCAGCTTGTCGAGCACCTCGCTCTTGCCAGTGGCCACGGCGACGGCCTGGAGCGCGCTCTGCTGGCGGCGCGCCATCTCCTCGGCGCTCGGCGCCTGGACAGTCAGCTTAGGCCTCGACATAGCTCTCTCCAAAGACTTCTTCGAACACGCTCTTGAACTCGGCCACCGCGGCGCCGGCGTTCTCCCTGGCTGGCAGCTCGACCACCGCGCAGCCGTGCGTGATCGAGCGGCGCACCGCCACGCGGTCGGTCAGCATGGCGGACATGACCGGCATGTCCCCTGCCCCGCCAGCCTCCTCGCCCTCGTTCTGCTGCAGCAGCGCGGCCCGGGCGTCCTCGCCCTCCCTGGTCGACGGCGCGATGGCGTTCAGCAGCACGCGCGTCTCGGGGGTCTGCTCGACCCGCTCGTAGACCTCGCGCTTCAGGTTGCGCATCTTGGTGATCGACAACAGGTCCAGCTGGCCAGCCTTCACCGGGATGATCCACTGGTCCGCGACGGCGATCGCCTGCCGCAGCTCGACGGAGTCGCGGCCGCCGGCGTCGATGATGATCTCGTAGGTCTTGCTCAGCTCGAGCAGATCGCGGCCGATCTTCCCCGACTTCTGCACGCACACCAGGGTCGGCTGGAACTCGGCGTCGCTGCGCAGCCCGGCCCACATGGCGGAGCTGCCCTGGCTGTCGGCGTCCAGCAGCAGGACGCTCCTGCCCTGCTTGACCCGCATGGTGGCGAGGTTGAAGGCGACGGTGGTCTTGCCCACCCCGCCCTTCTCGCTGCCGACGAGGATGATCTTGTTGGCCATGGCGCTCCTGTATGTAACGTTTAGACGCTGCATAGGATACATGCAATCCATAGCCTGTCAACACTATCTATTGACCATCCAACAGATACGATACATAGAGGAGCATTAATTCATAGGATACCTATCGTAGCTACACGATGTATCGTATGTATGAAATGTATTGGAGAGCCAACAGGATCCATCACGCCGCCGCCACATCGGCCCCGGGGTAACACCGGGGGTTGAGGCCTGTCCGGAGCGACGGCGTGATAGCTATTCAATGTATCGTCAATACATCCAATACATTGGCTAGATAACCTATCTAGGGTATCTAGACTATCTCGAGTAGCTACCCTAGATAGGGTATCTAGGGTAGGTGGTCTATTGCGGGCGCCGGCAGCGAGCGCCCATTCTCACCGACCGCGCCGGGCCGCGAGCTTGGCGTCGCGCCGCGCCTGGACGGAGGCGTTCCAGGCGGCGATCTCGGCGTTGGTCTCGCGACGGCGCTGGACCACCGCTGCTGGCGTCGGCGGTCGGCGGCGGCGCGGCCCCGCGCTGCGGAGTGAGGGCATGTTGGAGACCATGGCCGGAGCCGTGCCGGCCATGGCCAGGGCGGCCAGCATCAGCCCCAGGCGGGCGCCGCTCCCCCTCGAACGCCCGAGCTCCATCATTTCTTGTCGACGCTCAGGAAGGGGATCGGGGCGCCGGCGTAGACGCTGGTCGGCACATCACCCTTCCAGCGCTTCGCCTGCTCCATGGCGACCTCGATGCGGCGCAGCTCGAGCACGTCCTTGTTCTGGGCCAGGGCGGCGTTCTGGATCTTCAGTGCGTCGGCCTGGGCGGTGGCCACCTTGGTCAGGGCATAGGCCTCGCCATCGGCGCGCGCCTGCACGGCATCAGCCTCGGCCCGGGCGATGGCGACCTTCTGCTTCTGCTCGGACTGCACCGTCAGGTACTTGTTGTCGGCGGCCTGCTTGAGCTGCTCCTGGGTCACCTTCTCGTTGATCGCCTTCATGTAGTCCGGCGAGAACTTGAACTCGGTCATGTCGATGTTGATGACCTGGGCGCCGTAGATCGAAACCTTGGTGCGCAGCAGGCCGGCAATCTCGTTCGACACCATCTGCCGCTTGCTGATCAGCTCGGTGGCCGTGAAGCGCGCGGTGACCGACTTGAACGTCTCGTTCGTGGCCGTGATGATGTAGCTGTCGAGGTTGCCGTCGCGGCTGTATTGCTCGAAGACCGTGGCCACCTTGTCGGGCGAGATGCTGTAGCGCACGGTCAGGCTCGTGGTCACGGGCTGCGTGTCGCTCGTCGCGCCGTCGGCGTTCTGGACGTTGGCCGCCTCGGCGCGCACATTGAAGATCGTCAGCTTCTGCCAGGGCGCCACCAGCACGAAGCCCTCGGGCTCGACGCCCAGGATCCGGCCGCCCTGGGTGATCACGCCGCGGTAGCCGGTGGGCACCGTGTGCAGTGGATTGACGGCCAGCAGGAAGATGAGCGCGATGAGCGCGCCGACCATGCTGATGATGTGTTTGGGCTTGAGGAAAGAGAAGTTCATTTGGTTATGGTTGTGGTTGCGGGAAAAAATTTCGCTCAGTCAGCGACCGAGGCCTCGTAGGCCGGGCAGCTGTAGGTGGTGCCGATGACATCGCGGCAGCCGTAGCGGCTGCACGCCTTGCCGACGGCGCCACGCGACTTGAAGACGCAGCCCTTGTCGAGCAAGACGGCGTGCTCGTTGCCGCCGCTCTTGCCACACCCTGCCAGGAGCAGAGCCAGGACGACCAGGGCGACCTTCATGCCGGCCTCCAGCCCGGCGGGGGAGGGGTCCAGCCCAACGCGATCAGGGCCTCGCGCACCTGCTGATCGCGGAGGTTGGTGATCGCGCGGGACAGCGCGTAGCTCTTCTCCTCGATGCCTGGGGCAAACACCTCTTGCAGGATCATCTGGTCGCCCAGCGAGGTGACGACTTCGTAGTTGAGGCTCATGCCGGCAGCACCCGGCGGAACCACGCGGCGTCGATCCAGCCGCGGTCCTCGGGCGCGACGCCGGAGGGGTAGAGGTAGTCCTTGTTCAGCGGCGGGTGCACGCGGAACATGAGGCCAGTCTGACTCTGGCCCTGGCGGATCTCGAGCAGCGTGTGCTGGGTGAGCTGCATGTGCGCGCTCGCGCCGCACGGGCTGTGGTAGTCGGTCTCGAGGACGTCGCCCACCTTGAACAGCGAGACATCCTGGCGCAGCTGACGCGCCAGGACGGCAGCAGTCATCCGGTCCTTGACGCTCTGCGGCACCTTGGGCTTGCGGCTCCAGGCGATGCACGTCGGATCCCAGAGGCCCTTGATGAGGGAGCCGCCGCTGTTCACCATCAGCAGCTCTTCGCCGCGGGGCGGCGGATTGATGAGTGGATCCTCCATCACCCAGGCGGGGTTGGTCGGATGCTTGGGGTCTGACATCTAGTCCTTTTTCTTCTTGCTCTTGCGGTACTTGGGTGCGTAGCTGCCGGAGCGATCCACACGCACGAAGCGGGAGCCGCGGCGCTGATTGAGGTGGGAGGCGATTCGAACGAAGTCGCCGCGATCGGCCTGACGGATGCCGGCCAGGATCTTGGCCACGATGCTCTCGGTGATCGCATCGGCGCGATAGTCGATGAGGTCATCGTGCGGGTTGGCTCGGCACGCGTGCACGAGCTCTCGCATCTGAATGACCTCGAGGAAAACAGCGAGTCGCACCGCGAAGGTCTTACCCTTGAGCTTCTCCATCGATCGGATGATCTCGACGGTGGACTCTGGCAGGTGATCAGAAAAACGACGACGCATGATTCTTCTCCTCGCTGTTGTTCCTACTCAGGCAGTCTGGAGCACTCGCTGACCAGCCTCGACGGCATTCTCGGCGGCAGTGTCAGACGCGGGCGACACTGCCTGCCTGCCTTCGTCGCGACCGCTCATGATCGCGTTGGCGAACCACGCGAGCATCTCACCCTCGTCCAGGCCTGGGTGCATGCGCTTGATGGCCCGGGCCCACTTCGCTGCGTCGGTCGTCTGGTGGAAGGGTGTCGACTCTTCGTCGACCGGCGGCAGCTCGCCCACGCTGTCCGTGTGGTCTGGGCCGACCCATCCCTGGCGCTTGCCGATCTTGCCGCCCGGCAGGATCACGGGGCGTCCATCCTCTTCGAACTTGTCATCGTTCGCGTCGAGCACCTTCTTGTCCGCGACATCCATCAGGAAGCCGCCCAGGTAGGCCGTGCCGTCGACGGTCACCTTGATGTCGGCGAAGGCATCGACGGCGGCCTTGCGGTCGTGGAAGTAGACGTGGCAGTCGCCGCTCTTCATCTGCAGGCCGACCTCCTTGAGCACGCGCGAGGCCTCGCTCACGAGGTTGGAAGCGATGCCGCTCGGCGAGCCCAGGGTCATCGAGTCGAGGAGCTCGCAGACCTCCTCGAGCATCACGCCGGCCTGGACGCTCATGGTCAGGCCGTTGGGCTTCTTGCCGCACGTGGCCAGCCAGTTGGCCGTGCGCTGGAAATTGGAAATGGTGGTGGTCACGATGGACTCCAGTGGGGAATGAGAGCCGCCGGCGCGGGGCCGGCGGGGGAGGGCTGCGATCAGGCCTTGATCGAGACCACGGCGCCAGGGAAGGCGTGGATCGCAGCGGCCCGGAGGGCTTGCATGAAGGAGCCCAGCTCGGGGGTGATCTCGACGGGGGCGTCGAACTTGAACTCGGGCATCGACGCCGCGAGCTCGTCCTGGGCCCGCGCTTCGCCGGTCATGCTCAGCATCTCGGCGATTGCCTCGTCGGGCGGCACATCGGTCGTGGTGTTGTGCAGCAACAGGAAGCCGTCGAAGCGCGAGAAGGACTTTGGCTCCCAGGTGCTCGAGTGCAGGCCGACTGGATTGAATCGGTTGAGCGAGCTCACCACGACGCCCGTGGTTTCGTTGGTGAACAGCACGACGAACTTGCCGGCGCCACTGGTGCTGGCATCGCTATCGCCGCCGAAGATGCGGAACTCGGGGAAGGTGGGCGCCGCAACGTCGGCGACTTGCTCGAAAACTTGACCTTGAATGCTCATGAAAAACTCCTGAAAGTGTTGAGGTGCCAACAGAGTGTAGCCCATAAGGCCAACAAGTTGTTGGCACCCTCGAGAAAAAAACTCAGCGGAAATCGGCGCGACGCAGGCGCTTCGACTTCGACGGCTCGACGCCCACCGACGTAACGAACGGGATGTCGTCATCCATGTCGTCGAAGCCCGACGAGCCGGCCGCGCCGCTGCGCTGCTGAGTGGTGTTGCCCTGGCTGCGCTGCTGCTGCGGCGCCGCCTGACGCTGGCCGCCGCCACCGCGCTGGTCGGCGTAGCTGTTGCGGCCGCCGCCCTGGTTGCCCTGGCTGTTGCCGTTGCCCTGGCCGCGGGTGTCCTGGCGCTGCTGGCCGCGGCCGTTGTCGCCCTGGTTGCGCTGCTGGCCGCCGCGGTCATTGCCGCCGCGCTCGCCACCGCCGCCGCCTTCGCCACGCGGGCTGCCGAGCAGCTGCATCGAGTCGGCGCGGATCTCGGTCGAGTACCGCTCGACGCCGTCCTTGTCGGTGTACTTGCGCGTCTGGAGCTTGCCCTCGACATAGATCTGGGAGCCCGTGCGGGTGTACTCCTCGACCACCTCGGCGAGGCGGCCGAAGAAGCTGATGCGGTGCCACTCGGTGGCCTCCATCTTCTCGCCGCTCTGCTTGTCCTTCCACGTGTCGGTGGTGGCAAGGCTGATGTTGCAGACGCGGTCGCCGCTGGGCATGGTGCGGCCTTCAGGGTCGCGGCCCAGGTGGCCGATAAGTTGGACTTTATTGAGTGAGGACATGGTTTGCTTTCAGGCGAAGTTCTATCGCCGGTTGGTTGTGAGACGGCGGAATTACTGGGCGTTGCCCAGCTGGAGGCGGCCGCTCATCGCCTCCTTGTACTTACCCTTCAGCTGCTGGTACATGGCGCGCACCGACAGCGGCTCGTTGGCCACGCGGCCGCTCACCTTGCCGAGCTTGTTGCGTCGACGCACGAGGATCAGCTCTCGGTCGATGTTGCCGACCATCTCTTCGCGCGCGACCTTGCGCATCGCTTTTGCCTTCTTGGCGTTCATCTCAGAGCATCCTCGTGACGTAGATAAAGGTTCCCTCGACCATGATGCTGAAGGCATCCTTCAGCGGTGCCGGCGCACCCATGAGCTCGATCTGGTCGTTGCGGATGTGCTGCCGCAGCAGGGTCTCGATGGCCTGGACGATGCGCTGAACATCCTCGCCCTCGTTGCACAAGATCTCGAACGAATTGCCCAGGGCCTTCAGGCTCTTGCACTTCTCGATGTGGCGGTACGCCGGGTTGATGGGCGGCAGAGAGACGCGCGTGCGGCCCGTCGGGGGCGGCATCACCTGCAGCTCGCCGTGGCGGCCGCCCTCGGCATCGATGACGGCGAACTGCGCCCCCGCCACCGCGAGGTACTTGAGGGCGCTCTGCAGTGCGAGCTGCTGCGTGCGGCCGCGCATCTCTGCGCGTTGTGGTGCTTCGATCATTTTCAGAACAGGTTGGCAAGGCCCGGGATGGGCTCGGGGATGTCGAGAACCTTGATGTCCTCGACGGCTTCCGCCTGGGTGGCGGGCGCCGGCGCCGCGACAGGGCGCGACACGACGTCGGTGAACGACGGCGGCAGGATCATTCCTGGGCGCTCGGCGTGCGGGATCTTGAAGAAGTCGACCAGCTCGAGCACGCGCGCGCGGTGCTGCAGCAGGCCCTTGACCATCTCGTCGATGAACTTGTCGTTGCGGTAGATCCGCTTCACGTAGAGCTCGTTGCCGACCTTGCGCAGCTGCGGCATCCACATGATGAAGTCGACCCACTCCCAGCCGGCGATCCACATGCCGCCCTGGATCTGGTGGTCGTACTCGGCGGTGCTGCCGCTGTTGAGCATGTCCATGATCTTCGAGCAGTTGTAGGGCGTCTTGATCTCGACGCCACCCTTCTGGCCCTCGACGGCGCCGTCGGTGCTGTAGCCGAACTGGCGGTCGTAGGTGAGCAGCACGCCGCCCTCGTAGACCTCGACGTCATAGCGCTGGACATAGGCCGCGCGCGCCTTCCACTCTTCCTCGCGGCCGCGCTTCATGTAGAAGTTGTCGAACATGCCCTCGTCGTAGGGCTCCTCGCTGATGAGCTCGAAGGCGGTGGCCGCAGCCAGCTCCTCGTTCGCCGCGGTGAGGTCTCCCTTCACGCGCACGGGCTTGCCCTCGGCGTCCTTCTTCGGGCTGTCCTTCTGCATCACCTCGACGGCGGTGCTGAACAGGCTGGCGGTAGTCGCGCCGCAGCGCGCCTGATGCCACTCGGGCGAGCCGCCCTCGCAGACGATGAGCTTCGGTGCGGTGTCGATGACTTCAGACATTTGCTTTCTCCTTGACGACGGCGTCGCTGACGCCCTGGTTGTTGGTGAGGAACGCCTCCCGCACGCGAGAGCAGCGGGTGATCTCGTCGTAGGCGTACTTGTCCTCGTTCGCGCTGGCGATCGCCTGACCGTCGCGGCGCAGCTTCTTGACCTCGGCGGGCGAGTTGCACGCAGCGATCTGCTTGAGGTACTCACGCAGCTGGAACGGCTTCTTCTCCGGCTTGGCAGCCGCGGCCGGCGCACCCTGGCCCGCGGACTGCTGCTGCTCGGCTTCGAAGTTGATGCCCTCGCCGACTTGGTTGCTGTGCTCGACGGCCTTGGCCATGCGCTCGGCAGCCGGGCCCTCGAGCGGCCAGCTCTTGTAGGCGCGGCGGATCACCGTCTTCTTCCACATCTCGGCCATGTCGGTGACCCAGGGCGTCTTCTTCTGGTGCTTGCTCGCGACGTGCGCCTTCCAGCTCTCGCTGCGGTCGCGGATCCGCATCACATCCTCGGCCGACATGACGTCGGTGATCCAGTCGCCGTTGGTGCGCTTGGCAGTGACGTAGACGCCCACCAGCTCGCCGCGCGACTCGAGCTTCGCGAACGGGCTGTACTCGTGCAGCGGCTGCTTGTCGTGGCCCTGCGGCGTGTAGACGTCGTTCGAGTAGACGAGCTCGGCGTGCACCAGGGAGATCTGTCCGCTGGACAGCGCCATGTGGATGAAGCCGCGGTAGCCGATGATCAGCTGGATCTTGTTGTCGCGCGGCGCCAGATAGGCGTGCGCCATCGCCGGGTTCAGCGTCACGCCGATGGCCGCCACGCTGCGCACGGCATCCTGCACGGCCGCCGGGTTGCCCCGGGCCAGCTTGATGCTGTAGTCGTTCTTCGTGATCTGCTGGATCGCGAACTCAGCCTCCGCCTCGAACTTGATCGAGGGGTCGGCGACCATGGACGCGAACTGGTCGCGGACGTCGTAGACGATCTTGTCGACCGTCGCGAGTTGGGTGTTAGACATTGCCGTACTCCACGTGGTTTTCGAGGGCAGAGAGGTCCATGGACGAGAACCAGTCCAGGGCGATGGCTTCGGACACGCCGAAGGTGGTGGCGACCATGTGCAGGATGGTCTTGTCGTCGGGGCGCACGATGGCGTCGTCCGGCAGCAGAGCCTCGAGCGCGACGTCGTTCGCGTCGGCCTGGGCCTGGGTGTTGAGCTCGAGCAGGGCGTCGTTCACGTCCACGCTGGCGGCAGCCTGCGGAGCGTCTGCGGTGCCGAGCGCGCCGCCGGAGTCCCTGTAGAGCTGCTGGTCGGCGCTCAGCGCGGCGGCCTGCTGCGGCGCCGGCGCCTTGGCCGTCTCGATGGCCGCGGCGGCCTGGGCTGCAGCGTCGGCTTCGCGCACCTCGCGGGTGGTCACCGTCTCGAGCAGGGTCGACAGCTTCGACAGCACCTCCTCCTTGACGTCGCCCAGGATGCCCTTGGTGTCCGCCTCGAACAGCGCGCGGAAGTCCGCGGCCGCCACTTCCTGCATGCACTGGTTGACGAACGCCGAGGTCTGGTTCATGGCGGCATCGGTCAGCTTCGAGCGCATGCCCTCGGCGAACTTGGCGATGGCCAGCTCGTTGGCGAACGCGTCGCGCTGGGCCGCCAGGGCACGCGCCGAGTCGGCGATCGCTTGGTTGTGAGCGTCCACCCGGGCCTGCTCTTCAGCGTCGGCCAGGATCTTGCGCTGGCGTGCAGCCTCCTCGTCCTGGCGCTGCTGCTCCAGGCGCGCTTCGTTCTCGAGGCGCTCCTTCTCGCGGCGGTCGGCTTCCTCCTTGTCGCGCAGGGCCTGCTGCTCACGCAGGCGCACCAGCTCGGCGGCATCCTCTTCGCGCTTCACGGCAGCGACGCGCAGCACCTCGAGCGCCGCCAGGACGTCGGCCACAGCCTGGGTGGCTTCCGCCAGGAACTCGGCGAAGGTCTCGGCCTTGACCTCTTGGGAGCGGAGGTAGGCGATGGTCTGGGCCAGCTGGTCGGCCGAGGCCGCAGCCAGCTTGATCGGCAGCGCGGTGATGCCCGACAGCTTCGTGCGGATGCCGTCGACGCGGGCGATCTCGGCGATACGGTCTTGCTCGCGGCGCTCGTCGTCCAGCTTGATCTGCTTGTCCAGGGGCTCGACGATGCCGGGCACCAAGGCCTTCAGCTCGGCGGCCTTGTCGCGCATCGATTCGGCGGCCTTCAGGCGCGGCTGGTTCCACGCCTTGTAGGCGCCGTCCAGCTTGCCGGGGATCGCGTTGATCGCGGCGCGGATGCGGATCGCTTCCTTGCGCTCCTTCGTCTTGGTCAGATCGAAGACGGTGTTCTGCACGGCGTCGCGCAGCTCATCGATCTCGGCGACCAGCGGGTCGTACGTGGCGAGCGCCTGCGAAACCATCAGCGCAAGCGCGTCCGGCTTCGGCTCGACATCAAGCAGGGCCAGCCCCTGCGGCTTCTCGAGAACTTCCATTTCCTGAACTCCTGTGTTGTTGACGGGTTGAATCTTATGCACGCACTTCGTTTGCGTCAACAAGTTTTTGTTGGTTCTTAAGCAAAATCTTTTTCGGGGCCATCGCGCGGATGTGCGCGCGGCCGCGCTGTGCCGCCGCATAGAGGCCGTCATGCGTCAGGCCGAAGCGCTCGGCGAGCGGCTTGTACCCGGTGTAGAGCTGTCGCGCGATCTCGATGTCGCGGTGCCAGAGCTCGATCCTGGCCAGGATCGTGTCGGCTGCGCGCTTGACCTTGCTCGAGCGGTCGATGATCGTGGCGTGGCCCTCGATGGTCGTGAACGTGTGGGTGTCGACGTCCAGGCAGCGGCGCCGGCGGCGCGTGGTGAGGTTGGCGCCATCACGCGTGTCGAGCACGCGCGACTCGCCGCCGCAGATCGGGCACTTCACAGGGGCAGGAAGTACGGGGTGGAGTGCTGATCGCAGTCCTGCTCGCACTCCATGGCGGAGGCGTTGTCGCTGCAGCGGAGGAGGGCGATGACGGCCAGGGTGGCCGCGATGCCGGCGAAGAAGACGGGGAGAAGCCAGTACCAAGCGATCATGTCGAGACTCGTTTTGAAGAGCTCAACAGTATACAACGGATCGTTGGACTGCCAACAGATAGTTGGCGAAGTTGCGGGGCTCACACCAGCTGCGACGACTTCCTTTATCGAGTCGCCTCTGCGCCCTGTTGTAGCCAGGGTGCAAGCATTTGCATTGATGGTGCCCGCGCTCTGCCAGCCCTTGCGGGCGCATCGGTCCAGGCGCTCGCGCGCGCTGGGCGGGATCTCCGTCAGGCTCTCGCCTTCACCATCATTGAACCGCTCTCGCCGCGCCTTCGAAAGGCCTGTCTCGAATGACCGGGCCCCGTTCGACCGGGGTCTGAGCATCGTCTAGCGTTGCTGGTGCACCAGCACGAAAGCGGTTCAATGATGGTTGATGGTGCTGCTGAGTGGATTCGAACCACCGACACACGGCTTGCGGCCGCTGCTCTACCAACTGAGCTACAGCGATCGCTGGACGGCCGCCGGTGACGTCACCCCCGGCTACTGGCCCAGCGCTCACGCATTGCTGCGCAACACCATCAAGAGAGCTGCCGCCTACTGCAGGGTGGCTCGAGCACGGCCATGGTCCCGCCGGGCCGAAGCCCTGTTCAGTTGCAGCTCTCTTGATGATTGATGGCGGCCGAGAAACCTCAACCCGCCGGGGCGCGTGTCTATCGCGCATCGGTTGACCATCATTGAAGCGGGCTGTCCAGGCCTGGACGTCGACATCGCGCAGCCCTCGGTATGCCTACCGTCGGGAGCCGGTTAAAGACGCAACCCGCTTCAATGATGGTTGACAGTGGCCGGATCTGACCCGACGCAAGTTCGCTTCCCTCAACCGCCCGCGGTGGCCACCGGGACGATGTGTCGTTTCACTACTTCAAGGTGCACCCAGCGGTGCGCCACCATCATGGCTGCGGCCTGGAGCACATCGAGATAGGGCGGGCGTTACCCGTTTGGACTTTCCCCCGTCCCCGAGGAATCGAACCTCGCAGGCTGCAGTCATGATGGTGCCGGCTTCGCATACCTGAGCCGGCGTCAGGTCAACAATCCCACCACACTTAACCCTGGGCGGCCGGCATGCGATGCCGGAGTTCTGGGCTGACTTCCATCATGGGAGGCAGCTGCTTCGATTCGCCTGGGCGGAAATCCATCCGGTCCAGGCCGCCGGGCCGCGGTGGCCCTGCATCCTCTCGCGCATCACCCAGGCAGCGACGCCCTGGCTCTGCGACCGACGGTTCGCTCGTCGGCCTGCTGTCTCTCATGATGGCCCTGCCGAAGCAAGACACATCATGTCCACTGCGTATCTCCTTCGTGCTGCAGCACCGGCCCGTGGCGAGGCCGTTGTCTCAAGGGCTTGAACCTCGATGCGCCCCATCTGCCTTGGGCCTTACTGGCGTGCTCTGGTGTCGCTTACAGGACTGATCCAGCTTCGGGCCGGCATACCTGCTTCACGACACACTCGCACTCTGGTTGCGGGAGCTGGACTCGAACCAGCGACACGAGGCGTATGAGACCCCTGCTCTACCGCCTGAGCTATCCCGCAAAAAACTATCCATCCTGGCAGAGGGCGAAGGAATCGAACCTTCTCAATGCATGGATCAAAACCACGTGCCTTCCCACTTGGCGAGCCCCCATCAAGGGAGTGATCGCACCGGGTTCATGCCAACCAGCTATGAATGGATGGGCCCGGATTGATCACCCTCAAGAGAGCCCGCTGATCTGGCACTTTGGCTACACCCTGAAAAGATGGAACCCAGACCGACTGGCTCTCTTGAAGACCCGCCCGAGGGCGGCATCACGCTCTGTTACTTTCGTATGACACTTTCGAGAAAGGCGTCTGGTGTGTGACAAATTCCCAGTTGCATCAGTAGGACAATCCCTACAACTGGTTACCGGCCGCTACACTCTTGCCTTTCTCGAAAGCCCTGACCAATCACTGACCAGGGACTCCTTCTTGACCCATCTTCTGGGTCAATTCGCCGACCTCTTCTTGCGTCGGCGATGTAAGTCTAACACCTTACTTATTGTTGGTTCGACAAAATTTTGTTGGCTCGTCGAGCAAAAAAAACGGCCACGTTGGCTGCTTCTTTTTCTTGCGTCTCGGCGCCGGCGATGGACTTCATCTCCACGACGTCACCGCTGTAGCAGTGCACTCTCGCCTCGAAGGCCTGGGCCTCACCCGAGAGGACGAGGTTGAGTGCTTCGATGCACATTCGCGCCGCCTCCCAGTCAATCTCGTTGGCGAGATCCGGCTCCTTGATACCCAGGAGGGCGAGTTCATTTGTGGCTGGCGAGGTGGCGGCTTGCGACATTCGTGGCTTTCTGGCTGCGGGTTTTGTCTTGTTGAGAGGCCTGCTTCTTCGCAGTCGAACCCGAGCCAGCAACTTCGCCCTCGTGGGGCTGGTATCGGCTCGCGAGATCCTTGAAGAGACGCCGCACGTCAACAGGAAGCTTGGCGAACTGAATGGCCATCTCGACCCCCTCTTCGTTCAGCGTCTGTGCTGTGAAGGGGTTGGTCGGCGACTCGCCCTCATGAAAGTCAATCGTGAACGACAGGGCTTGCTCCAGCGGCTGGATCATGTGCTTGTTCGGGCGGCTGCGGCCGCTCTCCCAGTAGCGCACGGTCTGGTCGCTAGTGCCCAGTCGCTCGGCCAGCTGGACGACGCTGATGTCGAGCTGTTCTCGGCGGGCGCGGATCTGGTCTTTGATTTTCATGGTTCGCTAACTCCGTTGACTGCGAAAAAACTTCGTTTCGACTTGCTCGGAAACCAGATGATACACGGGATTTGTGTTGAGGTGGACAACCTGTTTATGTTGCCCAGCCAACAGAATGTTGGTAGAGTCGTGGGCTTCACTCAGACCACAGCTCTACCACATGTTCTTCAACATTCATGGCGACCCGATCGACCTGACGAAGGCGGCGCCGCCCAAGACGAAGAAGGCCAAGGCCGACGTCGTCGCAACCCATAAGGGCTGGCTCGCTGTCGGCTTCAGCCCGAAGCAGATCGACGACGCTCGCGCGCACCACCGCAAGAGCGGCGGCGACGAGCCCTTCAGCCAGGACTCGTACATGCGCAAGGCCACGCCGACGAAGATCCGCGTGCAGCCGTACTTCAGCCAGGAGGCCGCCCAACAGGCGTGCGCCCTGGCCGAGCGCTCGGGCTGGCTCAACACGCACACGCGGCCAGTGGTGAAGGGCGGTCATGCCTAAGCACACCCACCTCCTCATCGGCGGCCCGCACGACGGCGCGCGCGTCGACACCGATCAGGCAGATCCGGACACGATCCCGATGTTCGATCTTTCCGCGAAGCCAGAGATCACGCTCCAGCTCGTCGGCAGCATCCGGCGCAACGATGCCACGCTCGATGTGCCGCGGAAGCACTTCTACGTTCGCAAAGACATCACCCTGGGCGGCAAGGACGCCGTCGTCTACGTGCACGAGTTCTACATCGGCCACGTGCTCGAGTCGCTGCTGGCGGGGTATCGCAAGCCATGATCCTCGCCACCGTCTACACCGATGGGTCGATCTTCCCGAACCCAGGCGGCCCTGAGGGTTGGGCCTTCGTCGCGGTCGACCGCTGGGGCGAGATCACCGAGCGCAACGGCGGCACGCCCGCGGCGCCCGGCAACAGCAACAACCGCGCCGAGATGATGGCCATGCTGCGCGCGCTCGAGTGGCTGCAGGGCTGCCCCGCCGAGATCTTCACCGACAGCCAGTACGTGATGAATGGCATGAACACGTGGTGGCAGGGCTGGATCCGCAAGGGATGGCGTCGCATGGAGCACGGCGTGCAGGTGCCGATCCCGAACGCCGACCTCTGGCAGCAGATGCTCCCGCTGCGCAAGCCTGGGCAGACCATCGCCTGGGTGCGCGGCCACGACGGCAACCACTACAACGAGATCGCCGACAAGCTGGCCGAAGCAGGGCGCCTGTCGGTCACCGAGGTGGCAGCATGATCGTCGCAGCAGCCATCCGCATCGGCAAGCTGGTGTGCTCGGTGCCTCGTCCTGGCCGGCATCACGACGTGATCCGCGCGTGCGCGAAGTCCGGCATGCCAACGCCCATCGGCGTGATGCCCGGCCTGGAAGACGAGCAGGGCTTCATCGATCACGAGGGCAACTTCCTGTCGCGCAAGCAGGCCGCGCTGCACGTCGTCAAGTGCGGGCAGCCGCTGCGCTCGAGCCACATCAACCACCGACTCGGCCTGTTCAGCGAAGACCTCTGGTAAGCCATGACCCCGAAGATCACCTCACCCATCCGCCTCATCGAGCTCTTCGATGACGGCGCCTGCCTCACCGTCGACCAGATCATCGAGCGGACCAGCCTGGAGCGCCGCTCGGTGCGCAAGGCAATCGGCGTGCACCTGCGCCGCCAGAACCTGATGAACGTCGCGTCGGGCCGCCCGGCGCGCTACATCCGGACCACCTCCCCGCAGGTGGGCCAGGAGCTCCAGGCCGAGAACGGCTCCATCGTTGCCCACGCAAAGTCCACCCAACCCAACAGCGTTTTTGATCTGGCGCGCCTGCGCCGCTGACCACCATGTTCAACCCCACCAAATCGAAGATCGACCTCGTCCGCGCAGCTCTGCCAGGAACGGCGAACGACATCAGCAAGCGCAGCGGATGCAGCGCCAAGACGGCGCTCGTCTGGCTCAAGCACCTCGAGCACCTGGGCGAAGTGCACATCGGCCACTGGGAGGCCGTGCCCCATGGCGGCAGACCCACCGCCTTCTACGCCAAGGGCCCAGGCACGAATGCACCCATGCCGCCGAAGTCGAAGAACGCCGATGCGCTGCAGGCCATCCGCGACCGCCGGCGGATGCAGATGCGCGCCTACCGCGCACGCGACAACTCGCGGTTCGATGAACCCATCGACGCCGTCACCCAACGCATCGTCACCTCGTGGACCAGCACCCCTGCCAGGGATCCGCTGCAGTCCGCATTTTTTGGAGCACCCCTGTGAGTTTTGCCAAAGCACTCGAGCGCCTGCGCGCCGACGTGGCCACCGCGCACAAGCGCAAGTTCGAGCGCATCGCCGTCCAGGCGAGCGACGTCGAGGAGCTGCTGCACCACTTCGACCGCCTGGATGCCGCGGCCCGCGAGCAGCACGACCTCGTGGCCCGCCGACGCGAGTCGTACAACTCCGAGGCGGCACGCTGATGGCCCGCCGTTTCGGACGCAACCAGAAGCGCCACCTGCGCGAGGCCGCAGCCAACGCCAACGCGGCGCGCGTGATGGCCGAGGGCTTGGCCAAGTACGCCGTCGACCGCAAGGCCAGGATCGAGGACGAGCTCGACCGGACGCGCCGCATCCTTGGCGAGAACAGCTCGCTGTTGTCGCCTCGCGTCCTGAGCATGGCGCGCGCGCGTCATCACGGCGAGCGAGATTTCATGGTCCGCAAGGTGCCGCAGCTCAAGCACTCCCTCGCCAGGATGATGGATGCCGACGGCCGCCTGTCGTCAGTGCAGTCCACGATCCAAGACATCCCAATCCCTCTGCTTCTGGCCGATGCGCAGAGGAGCCTGATCGACGGCGCAATGCACGTGCGCCTCAGGTACGGCAATGGCGCCTGGGGCTACGGCATCACGCGCGAAGCGATCCACATGACGCCGCTCGAGGATCTCACGAGGATGATCTCCGAGGAGCTCGGCTACATGATCGCCGCCGAGCTGAAGAGGGAGCTCCGCCGATGAACGCGCCGACACCACCGAACATCGGCGTCGACCTGGGCGACCCGGCCGGCGACACCATGACCATCATGGTCATCGGCAATCCGTCCTCGACGCCAGGGCGCTTCGCCGAGCTGCTGCACAACATGCGCCTCCGTAGCGGCGAGCGGATCCTCATCCAGAACATGACGCTGGCCGAGATGCAGCTGGAGCAGCAGGCCAAGGCAGTCCTCCAGCAGCGCGCGTCGGACCTGACGTCGAAGCTCCTCAAGGAGTCGATGCCGCTGATCAAGATGCCGCACTTCAGCCGCCGGCTCCCGCTGCCCGGCCTGGGCCCGAAGCCGCCGGCTCGCCGCAGCGCCGCCGCCAGAAAGCGCCGCCGCATCGTCCAGGCCAGGATGGTCGGGCGCCCGAAGAAGATCCGCTTCCGCCGCTACACGCACCGCGACCACCTGCTCGACGCCATCACCTATGGCTTCAGTGCCGTGCGCGTGATGCCGCCGGAGAGCGTCGTCAAGATGAGCACCATCGGATGATCACCTTCCTCCGCCGCGCATGGCGCCTGCACCGCGAGGAGCAGGCCAAGCTCCGCCGAAAGCAGGAGCTGGCCAACATCGCCAAGACCTTCAACGATCGGCACACCTACCGAGCTCTCGAGGGCCGCTGGATGTGCCCGAGCTGCAACGCCATCCACGCACAGGACGGCTACAGCTACTTCACCGGCCGACTGTTCCCCGCCTGCTGCGAGTACAGCTCCGGCGATCGCCTCTTCCTCAACATCAAGACATCATGAAAACCAACGTCGCAGAGACTTCCATCGAAGCCTTCCACTCCCTGCCTGTGCGCCACTTCAGCCGCATCCAGAACATGCTCGTCGAGTACGTCCGCCAGCACGGCACGGCCACCATCGCCGAGATGGCCGACGGCCTGGGCCTGCAGAAGTCCACCGTGTCGGGCGACCGCAACCGCCTGATGAACGTCCGCCTGGAGCGGGTCGAGAACCGCGTGTGCCGCATCACCGGCAAGACCGTCCAGGCCGTGAAGGTGCGCCCCTTTTTTATCAAGGAAGCCAACAAACCGTTGGCTCACTAAGCCAACTGTTGGTATAGTCCCACCCCTTCAATCAAGGAAAGCATGACCTCCCGTTCCACCCCCACCCCAGGAGCCCGCTGATGGCAGGCGACTGGATCAAAATGCGGGCCGACCTTCACACACACCCGAAGGTTGTCCGTATCTCGTCCGCATTGAAAGCGGACAGATTGCGTATCGTCGGCGGACTGCATGCGGTCTGGTGTCTGTTCGACGCCCACTCCGAAGACGGATCCCTGTCCGGCTACACGCTCGACGCGATCGACGAGCTGATTGGATTCGCCGGCTTTTCGGAGGCCATGTGCAAGGTCGACTGGCTCAGCGCGGACCCCGATGGCGTGGCCCTTCCAGAGTTCGATGAGCACAACGGACAGAGTGCCAAGCGCCGCGCCACCGAGACCCAGCGCAAGCGCCGAGAGCGCGAGGAAGAGGCCGCCGAAGCTGCCCGCACTGCGTCCGCATCCGATGCGGACAAAAAGCGGTCTAGAGAAGAGAAGAGAAGAGAAGATAAATCTCCTTCACTTCGTTCAGGAGATGCGGCCGCTCAGGCGGCCCTGCTCGCCGACTTGCCGGCCAAGCTGGCTGCCGACTTCCTGAAACTCCGCAAGGCCAAGAAGCTGCCGCTCACCGAGACCGCGCTGGACGGCATCAAGGCCGAAGCCCTGAAGGCCAACCTGACCCTCGAGCAGGCGCTGACCGAGTGCTGCCACCGCGGCTGGGCCGGCTTCAAGGCCAGCTGGGACCGCAGCGACAAGGGCATCCGCGTGCCGGGCGGCGCCCAGGCATCCAACCCGCATGACCTGACCGGCAAGGACTACTCGAAGACCGGCGACTTCCAGTCGTTCGACCTGGGCTCTGACGACGGAGGCGACCATGCCCCAGTCCACTGAGCCGATGCGCGACGACGACCTGAAGACCGACCTGGGCGAGCGCGAGCAGCGCTGCCCCGCGCACGGCGCCTTCCAGGCCAAGGGCACCCGCTACCACCTGCCGGGCCGGGATGCCATCGAGCGCTGGACCAGCTGCCCGGCATGCTTCGCCTCCATCGTGCCTGCCGAGCAGCCGCTGAAGCCGATCGCGGCGTCGCTGCCGACGGGTCCGCTGTCCGTCGACCTGGGCGAATCGCCGCGCAACTGCGAAACGCACGGCTTCTACGCCGCCCGCGGCACCGAGTACCGCCTGGGCAAGACGCCGCACACCGTGTGGACCCGGTGCCCTGGCTGCGCCCAGGCCGAGGTCGACGAGGTGCAGGCGGCCGAGCACTCGCGCGCCGCCGATGCGCGCATGACCCAGCTCACCGATCTGCTGGGCCAGACCGCGATCCCCAAGCGCTTCATCGGCCGGACCATCGAGAGCTTCATCGCCACGACGCCGGAGCAGCGCCGCGCCCAGGCCATCGCCAGGGCCTACGCCGGGCGCTTCGACGAGCTGCTGGACAAGGGCAAGGGCCTGATCTTCGGCGGCGGCCCAGGCACGGGCAAGAGCCACCTCGCCGGCGGCATCCTGCAGGCCATCTTCCCGAAGCACGTCGGCGTCTACACCACGCTGATGGGCATGCTGTTCGCGATCCGCGACACGTACGGAAAGAAGGGCGGGCGCACCGAGGGCGAGGTGATCGAGGAGCTGAGCTCGGTCCCGCTGCTGGTGCTCGATGAGGTGGGTGCGCAGCGCGGCACGAACGAGGAGCTGCTGATGCTCTTCGAGGTGATGGACCGCCGCTACCGCCGCATGCTGCCGGTGATCCTGATCACGAATCAGGACATCGAGGGACTGAAGACATTCGTCGGCGAGCGGGTCCAAGACCGGCTGCTCGAGACATCACCCTGGGTGAGCTTCACCTGGGACTCGTATCGCAAGGAAGCAGGAGCAAGGGCATGAGCGTGAGCAAGGACGTGGCGGCGCGGTACACCGTGCGCAAGGACGGCGAGTACGCCGGGATCATCCTCGATGAGTGGCGCAACGGCGAGAGCTACGTGGGTGAGATCTTCATCAACAGCAGCTTCGGCAGCTGGGCCATGCAGTGGGGCGCGATGGGCTCCCCGCTGCGCGAGTTCCTGCTGCGGATCAACCGCGACTACCTGGGCACCAAGCTGCTCGGCACCGGCTATCAGGTGCTCGACTTCGACAAGTCGATCATCAAGGCGCACGACATCTCGAACGAGGCGCACAGCCAGGGCGAGCTCACTGCCGAGCAGCACGAGGAGCTGGGCGAGTGGATCGACAGCCTCGAGGAAGTCGACTCGGAGCACGGGCTCTATCTGCAGATGCACAGCGTGCCTGACTTCGTTGACCACGAACTGCTCGGCACCGGCGCCTACATCGTGAAGAAGGAAGACCCCCAGTTCGCCGGCTTCTACGATCAGATCTGGCCGGAGTTCTGCGCGGCGATCCGCGCCGAGGTCGAGGAGAAGAAGGCCCGCCTCGTGGCGCTCGACGCACTGGAGCCCCAGGCATGAAGATCGAACCCGGAGACATGTGCGTCATCGTCGGCGAGGACCACGACTGCGAGGCCAACATCGGCGCCACCCTGACGGTTGTCGAGCTGAGCGAGGACATCAGCGATCGGCCTGCCTGGGTGTGGAAGGATGCCTCGCGACTGATTGCCTGCAGCGACGAAGATGGCATTGTTCGGATGACGGACAACGAAGACCGCCAGTCCACGATTCCCGGCCGCTACCTCGTGCCCATCCGCGACCCGGATGCCGACGGCGGCGTCTACATCGACGAGCCGGCCCCGGCCCGGGTGCGCGAGCTCGAGCTCGAGCCAGCATGATCAAGGCCCGCCTCCTCACCAAGGAGCCGCTGTCGCCCAGGCTGGCGGCAGCCTCGGCCGCGCTCGACGAGGCGCTGCCCGAGCACCACGTCGTGCGCTTCGTGCGGCTGTACCAGAAGGATCCGCCGGCGATGCGCGTCGAGATGCGCGCGTTCCTGGCGGAGGTGCCGTGCTTCGTCCCTGAAATTTCCTCACTCGTGCAGGACCGCCTGATCCTGCTCGGCATCATCGACCAACCGAAAAAAGCAGCATGACCCCAATGACCCCCGAGCAAAAAATCAAGACCGCCATCATCATGGTCGCCATGCGGCACGGCAGCGTGGATGTGCCGAAGACCCCGCTGACTGCCGAGAACGTGGACCAGATCTACGAAGCCATCGACGGCGACGACTGCAACCTTCAGGATGCCCGCAACGAGATGCGCTCCGGCACCGTCGAGACCAAGCTGCCGTGCGACTGGTCGCGCCACTACGAAGCCAAGTCGGTGGCCGCGCAGATGCCCGATGGCACCTGGGTGGGCTGGACCTACTGGTACGGCGGCGGCAAGCACGCCGAGCCCGAGGCGATCGACTGGATGGGCGCGGCCTACCAGCTCGACTGCAAGGAGCGGGAGGAGATGGTGGTGGTCCGCACGTTCACGAAGGTGGACTGATGGCCGAGGAGATCATCCTCATCAAGGGCGCCAACAACACGCTCATCCCGTCCACCGAGGAGGACGCGGCAGTCATCCAGAAGCTGAAGCTCGGCGCCGGCGTGCGGGTCAAGGCCACGAAGATGACCGAGCACAACCTCAAGTTCCACCAGAAGCTGATCATGCTGTTCAAGTTCTGCTTCGAGGCCTTCGAGGAGACGCTCGACGCCGGCGTGGAGTACCGCGGCCAGCTGGTGAAGCCCTCGTTCGACACGTTCCGCGAGCAGCTGACGATCCTGGCCGGGCACTTCGAGGCGACCTTCAGCATCGACGGCACGACCCGGCTGCGCGCGAAGTCGATCGCCTACGGCAACCGCACCGATGAGGAGAAGGAGCGCATCTTCTCCGACGTGCTCAACGCCGCGCTGCGCCACGTGTACAAGAACTCGCGCAGCGAGGAGTGGCTGCGCAACACCATCGAGCAGCTGCTGGCCTTCGAGTACGGCAGGCGGTAGGGGTCACTGTTCGACAGCAGCAAACCAACATTTAGAATCAAGCCAACACAACAAACTGTTGGCCATGAAAAAGAATGTTTTGATTGATGCGGTGGCGGAGTCTTCGGGCTATACGAAGCAGGCCATCCGCGAAGTTCTCGACGCCACCCAGGACGTGCTCCACAGCGAGATCGTCCTGGGCAACCCAGTCTCGGTGCTCGGCCTGGGCAAGTTCTCGGTGAGCGACCGGCCCGCCAAGAAGGCGCGCAACCTGCACACCGGCGAGACCGTGATCGTGCCGGCCCGCCGCGCTGCGCTGTTCCGCCCCAGCGCCACCATCCGCAACGCCCTCAACGCCTGAGCCGTGACCGCGATCCCTTCCTGGGTGGGCATCGCCTCACCGCACGCCATGATCACCAAGGACGAGGTGCTCGAGTGGATCCGGATCACGGGCAGCGAGCTGCGCGCGATGGTGCTGGGCAACGACTTCCCCAAGCCGCGCTTCGGCACCTCGAGCAACGGCCACTTCACCAACCGCACGCGCTGGCGGGTGGGCGACGTGCGTGCCTGGGCGGCCGGCGCGGAGAAGCGCCTGGAGGTCGAGCTGGCCAAGCCCATCGGCGAGAGCCAGACCTCGAAGGGCGCGGTCGCACGCAAGGAAGGCCGCGGCCCGATGGCGCGGACGAGCAATGACCGTCGATGAGCTCGTGCGCAAACAGAGCGGCCGCCACATGACCGAGAGCGGCCACCAGAAGTGTCTGTTCCGCTGGGCCGAGATGGCCAAGGGCACGATGCCCGAGCTGCACTGGCTGCACTCGGTCCCGAACGGCGGGCTGCGCGACAAGATCACGGCCGCCGTCATGGTGGCCGAGGGCCTGAAGGCCGGCGTGCCGGACGTTTTCCTCGACGTCCCGCGCAAGGGCTTCCATGGCCTGCGCATCGAGCTCAAGACGCCGCGCATTCCGGCCATCAAGGGCGTGCGCCTGAGCAAGGCGGCAGGGAGCACCACCGAACTTCAGGACGAGTGGCTCGCCCACTACCGACTGCACGGCTACGCCGCACACGTGGCCTACGGCTGGGACGACGCCATGCAGATCATCAAGGACTACCTCGCAGCATGATCGATCCGAACGACAAGCCGACGGTGCTCGAGCGCCTGCACAGCGCGATTCAATCCTCCGACCTGACCCTGCGCCCGCGTGGCGTGGGCGATGCCGACCACCTCGTTGCCCTGGGCCTTGCTGCCAAGGAGGCGGGGGCCGCGGCCGGCGAGCTGATGTTCCTGCACATCGGCGGCACGCAGACGGGCTACAGGCGCGCCAGGGATGCGGTGCTGGGGTTGGCCAGGAAGATGAACGGCGTGCGCAACTGGCGGCTCAACGCGGCCAACACGCACCGCGCCGCCGAGCTGGCCCTGGCGCACCACGTGAACCCGGCCTGCCCGCACTGCCATGGCCGCGGCAAGCTGGTGGCCGAGGGCACCCCCTTCCTCACGGCCAACCTCTGCAAGCACTGCCACGGCACGGGCAAGCGTCGCGTCCAGCGCAAGCTGCACCGCGAGATCACCGAACTGATCGAGGCCCTCGCGCGCCTGGATCGCACGACCGAGAGCTCGGTCGCCAGGAGACTCCATTGATCGTCACCCATGAAGAGCTCACCCAGTGGGTGAATGCCGTCGAGAAGTGCGGGATCCGCACCCTGCACTTCACCTTCAACGGCGGCGACGTCCAGCTGGTGGTCGTGCGCAACGCCGGCAAGGACAAGGCCCAGGCGAAGCTGCTGAAGCACCTGCAAAAGCGGCTGGCCAGCCTCGAGACGATCGCCGATCGCCGCGCCTTCATGAACGCCCTGGCCAGCGCGCAGCCGGTCGTGCGCTACGAGCAGCAGCAGCGCGACGAGCGCCGCGCGATCGCCCAGGCCACCGACTACGAGATGGCCCAGGCCGTCAGCATGAGCGACACCACGCCGGCGCTGGCGTTCCAGTTCATCCGACCCACCATCCACTGATGCGGTCATTCCTGAAGCAGCCGCGCGGGGCCAACCGCCAGCTGCTGGATCTGGCGCGCGGCCAGGACTGCCTGCTGCAGTCGCCGATGTGCAACCACGACCCGGCCACGGTGGTGGCCTGCCATCCTCGAGGCGTGTCGGACTACGGCACCGGCGGCCACTACAAGGCCGGCGACGAATACTCGGTGTGGGGCTGCCACGCCTGCAACTTTTTCACCGATCAGGCCAAGGATGCGTCGGCCGAAGAAAAGGCCGAGCTCTTTGCAGAGGCTCGGCCCAGGCAGATCGCACGGTGGCGAGAGATCGCGGCGTCAGACCGCAAGGAGCCGCGCCGCCGCGCCGCCCTGTGGGCGCTGCAGCAGCTCGGCGAGACGCTGCACTAGGCAGCCCGCTTCGCCGCCTTCTTGGCCTCGGCCGCGATCTCCTTGTCGATCAGCGCGCGCACCTTGGCAGACTTGCTGCCGCCTTGGTCCAGCCATTCGATCTGGGCCGGGGTCAGGGCGATGCTCACGTTCTTCACGTTCTTGGCGCCGTCCGGCGCGGGCCGTCCGGAGTTGGGGCGGACGCCGCCTTGCTTGGGTTTGTCGGTGTTCATGGGGCGGGAGTTTGTCACGAGAAGAGACCGTGGTGGAAGCTGGCCAGGACGGGGGTCCGGCGGTTCTTGGTCGGCGCGTTCGCCGGGTGGATGCACAGGCGGATGCCCATGCGCTCGCGTGCCTGGGCGGCGCGCGCGAGGTTGCGTTCGGCCAGGGCCTTGAGCTCGGCGTCGGAGATGGCGGGGCCGCGGGGGCGGAGGAGGTTGGTCAGATGCATGCGATTGCCGTTGCGGTTTCAGAAAAGCGGCTCAGCGTGCGGTACGCTGCGGCCAGTTCGAAGACGTCGTCGAAGCCCAACTCCTTGAGGGTCTGCTGCTCGGCGCGCTCGAGCTCGATGCGCGGCACGACGACCGTCTTCTCGTTGAGGTTCGCCTCGATGGCGTAGTCGGACAGCTCGGGATGCTCGGCCTTCAGCTTGACCCAGTCGGAGATCTCGATCTGCCCGCTGCGGTAGCAGGCGTGCAGGTGCTCGAGGTTGGGGGTGGTGGCGTGGCTCACAGGCTGGGCCCTCCGCTCTTGGCGGCCGGGGCCTTGGGCTTCTCCATCATGCTGAGCGGGTAGGTGGACAGGCTGCCGTCCGACCAGCGGACAACGGCCGCCTCGAGCTCGGGCTGCCAGAGCCAGCAGCCGAGGGAGGTGTCGTTGCTGGTCCCGTACGTCATGGCCACCTTGCCAGCCGAGCAGTCGCCCTTCGTGGTGGTGAACGAGATCTTGCCGCCTTCCTTGTTGGGGATGACGGCCAGGATCTCGGCCTGGGCGGCGGCCGCTGCCAGGAGCGCGGCCAGGAGGAGGAGCTTTTTCATGTGTGCCTCTGTGGTGATGGTTGATTGTGCTCTAAAACCAAGTGAATGTTAAGCGGCCAACTGATTGTTAACGGCGCCGTTGAATTGGATCCACTCGCCCTTGCGGGTGTAGTGGCCGGTCTCGCCGCGCAGCGTGATCACCAGGGTGCCGCTCTCGAAGCGCATCGGGATGTGCTTGTCGTGCAGGGGGCCGAGCGTGCAGCCGACGATCCCGGGGTAGCCGCCAGGGATGCGCGACACCGGCGGCTTGCGCAGCAGGTTGAATGGCTTGATCGAGCGCGGGCGCATCTTCGCTTTCATGACTGGCTCCTGGCGTCGATGGCTGCGCAGATCTCGCGGTGGCTGTGGCCACGCACCTCGGGCTTGCCGATGCCCTCGATGCACGACCACCGGCCGCGGCCGGCGACGGTCTCCTTGCGCGAGTCGTAGGCGATGATCTGGCTCTTGTAGCTCCAGCGGTTGGTGCCGCAGGGCTGCATGAGGTACTCGATGGCCGGCGGTGCGGCCGGCTTCGGCTTCGGCGCAGCGACGGGCGCAGCCACGGGGGCGGGCGCCGGCGCAGGGGCCGGGGTCGGTGCTGCAGCAGGTGCCGCGGGCGGCCCGCCGAAGAGGGCATCGAGCTCGCTGAACATGTCGAGGTTCACGATGCACTCCTGTCGGCCTGGGCAATGGCGGCGAGCGAGAGCGCGGACCCTGCGCGCATGAAGCGCAGGGACTCGGTGATGCGCCCGTTGTTGCAGCGGCGCCGGCAAACCGCCAGCACTTTCCGGTGCCCGTTGAAGTTCGTCACTACGTACTCGCGGCCGGCGACTTTCACGCGGACCTCGGTCACGATGCGAGCTCCTCGACCAGGGTGTCCAGCTGCAGGATGTGCTCGGGGCCGAAGGTGATCTGGGTGCCGCGGCCGACGGCGTACGTCGAGGCCAGGGTGATGCCGGTGTAGCTGCCGTCGCCGCGGCGCTCGGTGATGTGCACGCCGACGTTCTTCTCGACGGGGTAGTCGCGCACCACGAGCAGCACCCAGTTGCCGGGCTGCAGCTGCTCGCGCTCCTCGAGGTCGGGCAGGGCGCCGGGCTTGTCGGCATAGCGGCGCTGCACGTTGATGAGCTGCAGCGCCTGGGCGTCGCGCGGAAGGGGCGCGCTCATCGCCGCGACGGGTGCGAGGAAGGTGGTGTTGACGTTCATGATCTGGGCGTGGGATAGGGTCATTGGGTTGGGCCTTCGCGGAACCGCCGAAGCAGTGCCAGCTTGTTGTGGCGCCCCCGCCAATCGCTGGGGGTGCCGGGGAAAAACTGCAGCTCGGTGCGGCCGTCCGGTGCTCGGACGATGGCGCGCACCGCGCTCTTCTTGGTGACGCTGATCTCGTCGGCAGTCAGGCCTGCGGCGGCGATCAGCTCCTTGGCGAGGTGGATGCCTCTGTCTCGTGCCATGGCTACCTGCTCCAGCCTGGGAGGATCGGCCAGCCGAATCGGTCCAGGCGCACGGTGTGGCGGGCCTTGTACAGCTGGCAGATCTGGCGCAGCAGGTGCGCCCTGGTCGAGCCCTTGGCCATGCGCGCATCGCCGATCAGGTCGTGCAGCAGGTGGTGCACCAGTTGGGCGGTGGTCACGGCGCGCGACCCTGGAGGTAGTCGATCCCTTGGCACTGCGGGTACTTCGACCAGAACGACTCGACGTACCGGGCCTTGATGAAGGCCATCATCTCGGCGTCGATTGGCAGGCCCCACTTCAGCACGTTGTACAGGTAGATGTCCCGCACGGCATCGTCGTCTGGGTCGCAGCCGACGTCGGGGTCGACCTCCTGGCAGATCTCCACCCACCAGCTGCGCGACTCAAACTTCAGGCGCAGCAGCTGGCAGCCGGTGGACTCCTTGCGGCGCTGGTTGCTGGGCCGCTCGCGCAACCAGCCGCCGTGGTTGTAGTCGGACTCGAGCTGTTGATGCGCTTGGCAGATGGCGAAGACGGAGACGCGGTCGTCCAGGCCGACGTTGAGGGAGTCCATGATCAGGCGACCTGATAGGTGAAGTGCGAGCCGGCGCCGATGCCTTCGCGGCCGGAGGCGACGAAGACGTATCCGGCCTGGGTGCCGCCGATGAACCAGTTGCCGTAGCTCGGGGTGGTCCAGCCGAGCTTCGCGACCAGTACCTTGAAGGCCGCGGTGTGCATCTCTTCGGTGTTCAGCTCGTCGTCGTAGGGGACCGATACGGAACCCGCTGGGCAGCTCGCCTTGATGCGCGCGCCCCGGGTGTTGGTCGGGCCGAAGTACTTGGTGGTGATGGCCTGCATGAATCTTCCTGTTGTTGCGCCAACAAGTTGTTGACGGGTTTGATTCTGCACATGAACCAAATGGGAGTCAACACTTTTCATTGGCGCAACAACAGAAAGTTGCGAGCGCGCGAAAAAAAAGCGCCCGGGGTGGGCGCTTCGCTGGGGTGGCCGGGGCTACTGGACTTCGATCTGGTTGGGGCAGGTGCCGCCGATGAAGACCTGGGTGACGGTCCCGCCTGGGTAGGTGTAGCCGCAGCGCACGCCCTGCTGATAGGAGACGGTCGTCACGAACTGGATCTGCCCATTCCAGAACGCCGTGACGGCGAAGGCCTGGGAGGCGGCGAGCGCCAGGAGGGCGGCGGCGAGGATCTTCTTCATGGCGTCTTCTCCGATGGTGGTTGTAACGTCATGTTAGCAGGCCAACGGATTTATGTTGGTATCCTCTGCGCCTTTCAACGTAATAGGTACTTTCCCATGGCACAGACGACCCTGGCCCAGCTTCAGAAACAGATCGCGCAACTGCAGGCCCAGGCCGAGGTGCTGCGCAAGAGCGAGGCGGCGGAGGTGATCGCCAAGATCAAGGAGGCCGTCGCCCACTACGGGCTGACGGAGGTCGACATCTTCGGGCGCAAGACCAAGCGCGGCACGGCGCCGGCGATCGCCAGGGCAGCCATCGAGCGGGCCAAGTCCGCCAAGCCGCCGGCAAAGGCAGGCCGCCCCATCAAGTACCGCGACGAGAGCGGCAATGCCTGGGGCGGGATGGGCAAGAGGCCCGAGTGGTTCAAGGCTGCGCTGGCTGCGGGCAAGACGCCTGCGGATCTGCTGGCCTAGCAGCAGCGATCACGGCGCGCCGCGCCTCCGGCCGGGTGAACCACACCTGCTTCTCCCCGGTGCTGCCGGCGGCCAGGAGGATGGCGTCGATCTGGTCCGGCGTCAGGTCGGTCCTGCCGTAGCGCTCGAGCAGCGCCCTGGCGAACTTCAGCGTGTCGCCCCAGGGCGTGCGCGCCGGCGCCCCGAAGCGGCCGCCGAAGCACTCCTTGCGCAGCGCAATGATCTCGGCGTCGGTCGGCATCATGCAGCCGGCGCGCCCAGGAGCAGGGCCTGCCGGCTGATGGCCAGCTCGAGCTTCTCGCGATCGCCCAGGAAGTCATCCAGCTTTCGCGCGAGCTCGCACATGCCGGTCATCATGTTCGTGAAGAAGTCGGCGGCCTCGTCGGTGTAGGGCATGTAGGGCGTGCGCTCGTTGGCATCGAGCGACAGCCCGATGAAGGCGTTGAGCCGGGCTGCAGGGCTCTTGTCGTAGATGTCAAAGCCGACGCGCTTCAGTTCGATCTTCTGGCTGGCCGGGCGGATGTAGGTGACCCGGTCGTAGACGCGCGCAAAGATGCCGACGCAGAAATAGCGCGAGTGCTCGGTGGCGTGCAGCTTGCCGCCGTGCTTGGCCTTGCCGGGCTCCTTCTCGGCGAAGTATCCGTTCGGGTGCAGCGATCCATCGAGCGCCTCCGAATAGCAGACCTTGCAGTCGTGAGCGTAGACGATCACTCGCTCGGTGTGGATCTCGACCGCGAGGTAGTCGTCCATCGCAGCGCGGATGAAGCCGTCGCCGCCGTCCAGCGTGGCGCACGTCACCCGCCAGTGGGTCTTCGGTTTCCAGACCCGCACGCAGGGCGCCGACGAGGGGCGCGCACGCGCCATCTTCTCGGCACTCTCGGCCAGCTCGTCGGGGATCGTCCAGGCGAAGATGCCATCGCTGTCGACGGTGACCGTGCTGTTGAACACCAGCTGCTCGCCGGCCTTGTTGGCGCGCTGAAAAGTTTGGGACTTGAGGTGTGCCATGGTGGTCAGAATTGTGGGGCGGAGGCCGATGCCAAGCGTGCCTGGATCTCGTCGTAGGTCTCGAGGTGCAGCGCACCCTCCTCGGGATACTCGGTGTACCAGCAGTACATGCCGGCCGGCATCTCGTCGCCGTCGGTGCCGATGGCCGGGACCGGCAGGCGCTGGAACGTCATCTCGGTGCCGCGCTGGTCCTCTTCCATCTCGTAGTCCGCCGCTGCAAACTCGGCCGCATGCCGCAGCTGGCATGCATCGAGTGTCATCCTGGGCTGGTACTCGGTCGCCTCGATGGCCAGCTCCATCAGCTGGGCATAGGCCTGGGTGGCGCCGACGATGCCCAGGCTGGGCACGCCGTTGATGTTGCCGGTTGCATCGGTCGAGGCCATGGCGCCGATCATCTCGGCCACCGGCTCGAGCGGCAGCAGGCGACAGCCAGCGGGAACCTGGGGCAACGGGGCCAGCGACAGGATGCACCAGCCCGGCTGCAGGCCATAGCCCTCGAGCACGTGCGAGATGGTGCGCAGCATCTCTCGGCCGGTGTATTCGAGCGGCAGGCCGTCGCGCATCTGGGCGCCAGAGTACTTCGTCTCGAGCAGGCGCAGCGCGTCGCCGACTTGGAAGCCGCGATCGTTGGCGCGGATCTCGAAGGTCTTCTTGCCGGTGTGCACGGCCTCGAAGGGGGTGGGGTCGGTCTTGAGTCTGTGGATGATTGTCATGATGATCAGGGGCAGCAGCGTGGGCCGCCGCCGCAGTAGTGTCGGTAATCGGTGGCCGGGATCTCGCGGATGTCGCACAGGATCTCGGTGTCGCGTTCGCAGCCGACGCAGGTTGCGAAGTGCTTGCCGTCGCGATCGAAGACGCCCTCGGGCAGATCCTGATCTTGGAGGTCGCCGCTGTCGATCATCGCCTGGGTGACGGTCACCTCGCGGGTGTTGCGCACCGTCCAGAAGTCGACGGTCAGGTTGGCGTCGAGCCAGCTGCCGACCATTCTCTTGAGGTCGGCGATCTTGTCCTTCGGCAGATTGGGGAAGCCGTCGGCGTGCTCTCCGGCCTCGTCGCTCGCGGCATCTCCCATGTTGTCGAGCAGGGTGTCGACGTGGAAGAAGGCGCTCGGCAGGCGGCGCACGGCCGTGCCGATGTGGAGGGTGTCGCCGGGTTCGAGATCGGCGAGCGCCTCGCCCAGGGTGTCCTGGCTGTAGTCCTCGCCGCTGGTGCTGTAGCACTCGAAGGTGTCGAGCTCGACGGCCGGGGCCGGCGTGCCTGGGGCGGGCTGCTGGCACACGGTGTCGCGCAGCCAGACGAACACACGGGAGTTGAAGCCATCGGGGAACCGGCCGCCGAAGCGCTCGTGCTCGGAGTGCACCGCGGCCAGGACTTGGCGGATCTCCTCGAGCTTGCTGATGTCCGGCGCCAGGATCTCCTCGAGCTCGGCCTGCAGCCGGGCCGTCTCGCGGTAGGTGTCGTAGTCGCCGATGGTGTTGCTGTCGGCGATCGACCGGGCGATGAGCTGCCGCAGCAGCGCGACGTTCTTGGGGGTGCTCATGCCTGGGCTCCCGTGAGCAGCGCTTCCCACTCGGCCATCTGCCGGCGCTTGCGCAGCTCGCGCAGGTGCAAGACCTGACGGTCCATGCCGAACGCCACGATGTTGCACTCGATCTGGGCCATGACGTCGGCCGTCTCCTCGGCCATGCGGACGCGGTTGGTCTTGCCGCTCGCCGGGTCGATGGCATCCATGCCCTGGATGCTGATGCGCGCCAGGACGCCGACCAGTTCGCCGAGCTCCTCGAGCGACTTGCCGATGCGGCGGGCCTGCAGCTCGTTGTCGTCGGGCTTCCAGGGGTTCATCGCCTGCGCACCTTGCGGCACCAGCGACCCGTCGGCCAAGCCCGCGGCGACGGCGGCCTGCAGCTCTGGCATCGAGGACAGCGGCACCGCTGCGGGTTGCGGCTGCACGGGATCTCGACTGGCATCGAGCGCAACCGTGGCCATGCGCTGCACGAAGGAGGAGGCGAGGTGCGAATCGACGGCCCGCGTCAGGCGGTTCACGTTCTCGGCGAGGCATGCTGCAAAGCCCTCCTGGCCGGCGCCGGCAGATGCGCTGCCCATCAGCGTCAAGCACCGCTGCAGGCGCTCCTGCTCGATGCCCTCGGCCTGCTTCGCCAAGTGCTCGCGGTACGGATCCGGCCGGGCCAGGGCCCGCGCGATCGCCATGACCTGATAGCGCACGCGCCAGTGCTCGGGCACTCGGCCGACGTCGGGGTCGTAGTCGACGAAGTGGCAGACCTCGGCGAGCATGTCGTTCTTGCGGGCGAACTCGATGATCTGGGCCTCCAGCGGCTCGAGCGCCGGCGGGGTTGGGGTGGTGGTGCTCACTGCTTCTCCGGGGTGATGGTGATGGGTTGGAAGGGGATGCCGCGGCGCTCGGCCGCGATGTCTTTCTTGAGCTTGCGCCAGTCGATGCCGGCCAGCTCGAGCCGGGCGCGCAGTCGGCGGATCAGCTCCCAGTCGACGTAGGCATAGCGGGCGTACTTGTCTGGGCTGGCTGGTGGCCAGCAGGCGATCTCGAGCGCGAGCTCGATGACGTCGCCGGCTGCGTCTGACTTGCTCACAGAAGGCGCTCCGCGGCTTCGATCAGCTCGGCGCGCGCGACCAGCTGGGCAGCCTTGTCGCGCATCTCCTGGGCGCTGCGGCGCAGTGAGGCGGGTGCACCCATGGCGCCGTGCAGCATGACGTCCAGGCTGATGGTGGTCGTGCTGATGCAGGCGTAGGCCGCCTGGGCGCCGACGAGGACGCGGACCTTCAGGCCTGGGTACTTGGGCGCCGCATCGATGCGACCCGTGTGGCCCTGGACGATCCAGCCGTACGACTCCCACCGGGCGGGGGTGGGGCGCTTCGTCTCGCTGATCACGGTGACGCTGCGCCGGCCGGAGATGTAGCCGATGCCGGCCGCGGTCTCGTCCGCGTCAGTGGCGAACTTGCACTCGTCGTAGCGCAGCATGTCGATGGGGAAGTCGCCGCGGCCGACGACGGTGAACACGTGCTTGGTCATGATGGATCCTCTGGGTTGATGATGGGGGCGGCCGGCGCGCACTCGGGCGCTGCGTCGACGATGACCTGGGTCAGCTGGTCTGCGAGGCGCTGCTGGTAGGCGTCGGCCGGGTGCACGCCGTCTGCCATCAGGTCGGCCGGCGACCAGGGCACCGCGGCCCAGTCGACGAACAGCGCGCCGTACTCACTCGCCAGCGACTTCGCGATCAGGTTGTAGTTCGCATGCACGGCCAGCTCGCCGACCGTCGCGTTCGACAGGCCGACCACCACCGGCGTGCGGCCGACCGCCTTGATGCGCTCCAGCATCGCGCGCATCGCGGGCTCGAAGGGGGCGAGGCTGTTGGCGTCGTTCGTGCCGTACTCGATCACGACGAACCGGGCCACGAGCTCATCCTGCAGGAGAGCGGTCTGCGCGGCCAGGGCGGTGCCGCCGACCACGCCGTGGGTCTTCAGCTTCAGGGTGGCGCCCAGGCGCGGCGCCGTCAGGGCCGAGATCGAGTCGCCCCAGAAGTACACCGAGCAGGCGTCCGCCTTGGCCGGCGGCTCACTCCTCGCCGCCGTGGGCTTGGCCGGCGCCGAGGTGGCGACCGCGGGGAGGCTCGATGCAGGGGATCCACCGCCGCCACATGCGGCAAGCAGGCAGGCTGAGATCAGCGCGGCCAGGGTGGATCGTTTGAGAACTCGGTTCACGGGGTTTCCTTGGAGGTATTTGCGAGCCCCTGATTATGCACAAGAACCAACATACTCGCAAGCATAACAACAAAGAAATGTTGGCGAGTCAACCGAAAGCGGTCAGGGTTCGCGGTAAAGGCAGTTGCCGCAGACGCCGCCGGCGAGCTGGTCGTGCGCGCTGCAGGGGCGGGCCAGCTTCTTGCTGGCGGCGTGCGCTCCGTGGCCAATCGGCCCAGGGATGAACTGCGAGCAGCGCTGCACCATCGACCGCTTGGCGGGCTCGGGGTAGACGGGGCGCGCCAGCTTCGGGTCGGCGCGCAGGCAGGTGGCGGCGCTCTGGCACTGCGACTGATGCACCAGGGAGCAGCCGGCCAAGCCGGTCATGCGGCCGTTCACCAGGGCGGTGTGCGGGGTCAGGACGATGTTGCTCATACGTCGACCGCCACCCAGGCGCCGTTCTCCTGGCGCAGCAGGCCGCGCAGGCCGCAGGAATCGATCAGCCCCTCGAGGACGGGCTTGTCGCTGCGCTTGCAGGCGCGCAGCAGCACGGCCAGGGTGCGTGCTGCATAGGTGCGCTGGTCGGCGGCCTTGGACGCGGCGAACGTCTTGATGGTCGCCACTTCGCGGGCGGTGGACTTGTTCACGATGAGACTCCGGTGGTTGCGTGGTAGTGCGCGGCGGCCCAGGCATCGGCCGGCACGCGGGCCAGCTCGCCCATGCCGTCGTCCAGCAGGCCGAACTTGTGGCCCGGGCAGATGACCGAGAGCGGCGCGACGATGGCGCCCTTGGGCTTGGGCTCGCCCACCGAGACCATCACGAGGCGGTCGCCCAGGGCGGCCAGCAGGTTTGCGTTGCGATCACTCTGGCTGGCGACCTTGGGCTTCACCGCGAAGTCGGCGACCCAGGGCTTCGCCTCGAGGTTGCGGGTCTCGATGACGTAGCCCTGGCTGCGCAGGGCGTCCAGCTGGGCCTTGGCTGCCGACTGGTAGGGCTGGCCCACCTCGCACAGCATGGTGAAGGCGAACGACATGCCGCCCCGGCCGGTCGAGTAGCGGTAGGTCAGCATGCCGTTGGGCGCGCGAGAGACTTTCATGCGGCGATCTCCTGTTGTTGAGGCTTGATTATGCACAAGATCCAACCGCAGCGCAACGAGCCAAACAAAGAAATGTTGGCAGCTCAGCCAAAAAAACGCCGACCGCGCCGCTCGAGGTACTCCTCGTGGCTGGCCGGCTCCTCGTCGTCGCAGCGCCGCATCCGCGGGACATGGCTGCTGTCGCCGGTGCCGTGGCAGCTGGTGCAGTGGCCGCCCTCGTAGCGCCCCATGCCGGTGCCGGCGCAGCTGGTGCAGTAGTGGTCCGGCTCCGGGTCGCCGCCGTTCTTCAGCCAGTCGCCGAAGCTCAGGCCCGACTCGGATCGCAGCCAGTCGAGGTAGCGCTGCTTCGCCCTGGCGCGCGAGGGGGAGAGGGTGGGGGTCGCTGTGGTCACTGAGGCTCCTTGGTTTGAAGGGAGATCCTGGCGACGACGAAGGTCGTGCCGTGGCGCTTGTACATCTCGTTGGCGTAGGCATCGCAACAGGTCAGCGTGCAGAAGGCGCCGTAGCGCTTGTAGGTGCCGGTCCACTTCGACGGCTCGATGGCGCGGCGCTCCGGGTCGCTCCAGAAGCGCGGCGTCATGTTGGGCTTCAGCGGCCTGCTGCACGCCGGGCACTTCGGGCGGTCCTTGACGGGTGGCGCCTTGCTCATGATGCGTTGTCGACGATGCGGACGTCGAAGGACTTGCCCAGGCGGGCGGCTGCGTCGACGTCGGCCTTGTCGAAGTCGTCGTTCTCGAAGACATCCATCCAGCCGGACTGGATCACCACGTCGCGGATCTGCACGACGTAGCGCTTCTGGCGGCGGGTGATGGCGCTGCGCGGCTCGATGCGCGCCTTTGCTGTGGCTTGGTTGGGCATGTGAGCTCCTGGGGTGGTTGAATGCACTGGCATGCGCAGACCAGCTGCGCATGGCGGTGTCACTCGAGTCAGCGCGCGAGGCGCTCGGCGAGGCTGGGGTTGCGGCTCTCGGGCAGCAGCAGCTTCATGGGGGCGATCACCCAGGTGTCGAGATAGATCTTTGCGTGGCTGCCGGTCAGGGCGGCGCGCACCTCGTCGGATTCGCGCGGGAAGGGCTCGCCATTGACGCTCTTGGGCTGGCATTCCAGGCGGGCGATGATCTCGCGGATCACCCGCTCTTCGGTCTTGGACAGGGACATGGTTTCTCCAGGGTGCCCGGCGCGGCGGCCGGGCGGGGTTGATCATTCTTCGGCGGTGGCGTCGGCGAAGCGGTCGACGTACTCGAGGGCGGTGTGGAACTTCCCGTCCACATAGAGGTGGCTAGGGAACTGGTTGAAGTACCCGCCGGCCACGGGTGCCCACTTCATGACGCGCTGCTGACGCATGTTGACCTTCGAGCCGTCGGCCTTCACGCCGCTCACGAGGACGTAGCCGCCCTGGTCGCGGTGCAGGGTCGCCTCGGCCAGCTGGCCCAGCTTGCCGTTGACCTTGTAGAACCATTGCAGGGCGACGAGGATCGAGTAGCGCTCGGCCTGCTCCTCGAGGCGCGCCTCGTCCAGCTCGAGCCAGCGGGCGCCAGAGATGAGCGGCTGCACGACGTTGCAGTGATGGCGGAAGAGGTCGTGGTCGGCAACGAAGAACTTCGACAGCTTGAGCGCCTTGATCTGCTCGTCGCTGATGCTGGCGGGCACCCGCGGGCCGAAGGTTTCGACCATGCGAGCTCCGGCGCGGCGCACGTCGGCGATGTAGCTCGCCTTGATCTCTGGCGCCTGGGCCAGGAACTGAGCCTTGAGCTCGGGGTTGAAGGCGTCCGACAGGGTGATTGGCAGGCCGCCATCGTTGAGCTTCTTCGGCGGCTTCGGCACGACGGGCGCGGCCTTGATCTCAGCCGTCAGGATGGCGAGGCGGTCGGCGTGCTCGATCCAGCCGGCAGCCGCGGGCATGTTGTCGCGCACGAGCTGGGCGTGCTTTGCCTTCCACAGGTGCGGGTAGTCGGGCATGCCCCAGTAGACCGCATCGGACTTCGCGCCGCGGTCCTCGGCGAGGCAGGCGTCCAAGATCGCCCGGCGCACGTCGCTGTAGGCGCGGCTCGCGGCTTCGCGGGCGTCCTTCTGGCTGGACTTCGTGGTGAAGCCGGCGGCGAACAGCTCGCGGGCCCGGGCTTCGTACTTCTGAATGCGCTCGATGGTCATGGGGTGGATCCTGGGCTCAGGCGAAGTGGAAGGAGACCTCGGCGGCGGCCATGTCGCCGGCCATCTCGCGGTTGGTGGCGGCGTCGAAGTCGCCGAACATCGTGAAGCGCGCGATGGCGGCGAAGAAGGTGACCTCGGCCAGCTTGGCAGCGGCGAGGCGCTCTTGCGGGGCGACCGCGCGAACTGCGGCGATCATCGAGACGGTGGGCTTGTTCATCTGCTGCTCCTGTGTTGCTGAGACTTGATTGTGCACAAGAACCAACCAAGATGCAATAGGGTCAACAACAAATTTGTTGACGCGCCAAGCGCATCGCCGAATTAGAGCCTGGTTTTGCGGCTCAGAGGCCGTGCTCGTGGGTCATGCCCAGGGCCTTGCAGGCCTCGTAGGCGGCCGTGACCTTGGCCTCCTCCTGGCGCTGGCCGACAGTCGTGACGAACACGCTGCCCATGTAGCGGTCGTACTGGCGCTCGGCAGCCTCGTAGGCCTTCAGGGCCTTGGCCTGGGCGGGGGTCTTGCGCTTGAGGGTTGCCATGGCAGTCAGGCGTGGGGGATGAATCGCTCGGCGACCCGCAGGGCCTCCGTCCGCGAGAGGCCGGGCGTGCTAGCCACGAGCTCGCCGGCGATCCGCGAGACCTCGCTGATGCGCTGCGAGACAGCGCTCGCGCGCTGCCGGGCCCGGTTGTTGTTGATCGACCTGATGGCGGCCGACGGTAGGGACATGGACACGTGGATCTCCTTTGGATCAGGCGTTGCGGACGCGGGCGCGCAGGCGGTAGACGCCGTACTGCCAGCTCGAGTGCACGGTGTAGAGGCTGTCGGCCTTGTGCATCGCATCGACGGCCACGCTGGACACGCGGTCGACCAGGGCGCCGTCCGCGGCCTGCAGCTCGTAGCGCCAGGGCGCCGCCGGACGGGCGCCCATGTGCCCGCAGATCCGGCAGCCGGGGCGCGCCTTCATGGCGGCGATCAGGGCGGTCTTCGACTTGATCATGGTGGCCTTCCTGGGCGGGCTAGTAGTTGAAGCTGACGCTTGTGGTGATGCGCAGCGTGCGGCCGCGCAGCGTGGCATCGGCGCGCACCAGCTGGCAGCCGCAGCAGTCGTGCTGGTGGGAGCAGCCCCAGTGAGAGAACGTGTCCCTGGCGGCCTGGACGATGTCGCGGCGGTCCTTGCGGCTCGCGCCTGCGGGGATGCGGCCGAAGCGCACGTACTGGCCGCCGTCGTCGAAGTCCTCTGGCGCGCGCAGCATGGTCGGCGTGGTCAGCTTGACGCTGCAGACGAACTCCTCGCGGTCGAGGTGGCGGTAGCTGTCGACGTACTTGCTGGTCTTGCGCAGCGAGAGGGCGTAGGGCGTGGTCATGGGCGGGCTCCTGGGGTGGTCAGATGTAGCGGTTGCGGATCAGGTAGGAGATGAGCTCCTGGCGCGAGCCCTCGAGGGTCTTGCCGCGGTGCAGGGGCAGCAGGTTGATGTAGAGGACCGTGCGGCCCTCGCGCACCAGCTTGCCGATGAGGGCGTCGGCCGCGTCGAGCTGGGCATCCAGCTTGTCGACGGCGCGGGCCTCGGCCTTGCCGCGGCGGATCTCGCGGCCCACTGCCAGCTCGTCGTCGGTCTTTCTTGCCATGCTGATCTCCGGTTGTTGAGGTGAGCCTTGATTATGCACAAGAATCAACACCGGAGCAACAGCGCCAACAAAAAAAAGTTAGAACGGGATCTCGTCGAGGTCTTCGGTCGCCTGACGGCGGGCGGCCTGGATCGCGACGTACCGGGCAGCCTGGATGGCGCGCTCGATCTCGCCCAGGCCGGTGAAGAGGCGGTGGCCCGGCTGGTACTGGATCGGCTCGTGGGTGACGCCATCGCCGCGGCAGGCGGAGCAGCGCTGCGTCTCGTCCTGGGGGCCGACGGGCTGGGTGCGGCCTTGGCCGTCGCAGGAGGAGCAGATCACGGGCTCCAGGCCGTCGTAGGCGTCAGCCTCGCAGCGCTCGCCGTCGGAGCTGTACGTGGCCGGCGCGCGCTTCGGGAAGACGCCCAGGATGGCCGGGCGGAACCGCTCGAGCTCATCGTCCTGGGCGCGGTGGCAGGCGGCAGCCACGGCGGCATCGACGCGGCCGGTGTCGCAGCAGAAGTAGCAGGTGTAGGCGCGGCCGCTCTCGTCCAGCTCCGGGTGGAGCGGGTCGCACTGCGGGCAGTCGGCGTGGGTGGCGGTCATGGCTGGACTCCTGGGGTGGGTGGATCAGGCGCGGGCCCTGGCCTGGGCCTCGACGAGGTCGCGAGTGCTGACGCCCGGCACCGAGTCGCCAGGGGTGGCGCCGGCGGCAATGGCGCGGTCGGCGGCGGCGTGCTGCGGGTAGCGCTTGGCGAAGTGCTCGTCCTTCAGCTGGTCGAGGCTCTTCGCACCCTGGTGGACCAGCTTGTAGACGCCCTGGACGCGGGCCCAGTGCTGGTGCTGGTGCAGGCTCTCGCGGCGGTCGCGCACGTTGCTGGGCGACGCCAGGACCGAGGTGGCGCTCGTGCGGCGGTAGCCCCAGATCTCGCTGGCCGTGTCGACCTTGCCGTAGTCGAAGCGGAGCTCGGTGACTGCTGCAGCCATGCTCTTGGCCTGGACGATGTAGTCGCCGATGCGAACCTGCGGTACTTCGTGGTCCGCGTATTCATCGAGGTGGACGGTGAACAGGTGGAAGATTGCCATGGTGAGCTCCTGGGGTTGATGGGTCAGACGGGGAGGGTGGCGATGCTGATGGTGCCGACCTGATGGCGGCGGATGAACCGGCCGGCGGCCACAGAGGCCATGCCGTGGATCGCCTCCTCGTAGCTGCGCGGGCCGACCTTGACGAAGGTCTTGCCCAGCGAGAAGTCGGTCTGCTCGGCGAAGACGAAGCGCTCGCCCAGGGCGACGTCCTTGAACGCGCGGAAGGTGGTCATGTGGTTGATGACGGCCTGCTCGGCGTCGTGCATGGAGGCGCGCTTGCCTTCGACCGCCCAGGTCACGCGGCCGCTGTCGCGCTGGCAGGCCTCGACCAGCAGGCCGCCGAAGATGCGGCCGATGGCGCCGCGCTCCTGGGCTGCCAGCTTCATGGAGCGGACCTCGAGCGCCAGGGCGCCGGGCTGCCGGGTGGGGTTGTCGAGGGCGCAGGTGACAGTCATGGTCGAGCTCCTGGGTGGTTGAACGGAATTCACTGGTCTGCCGCAGTCCGGCAGAACGGTGGACTCAGTCTCAGAGGGGCGCGCGCCCGGCCTGCGCGAAGCCGGCGTCCCAGGCGGCCGCCTCCTGGCAGCCTTCGGCGTAGGGGTTGCGGGCCGTGGAGGCGCCCCAGCCGGCGCCGGCTTCGTAGCCGTACTGGTTGGCGCGGCGCACGCGGTTGGCGGCGTGGGTGTCCTCGACGCGCTGGGCATCGGGGCAGCGCTCGAGCGCCGCGATCTGGCGCAGATCGGTGATCTCGTCCCAGCCGCCGGCCTTGTACCAGCTGTGGCCCAGCTGGTGCGCGACCTGGGTGCCGTAGTCGATGGCCTTGCGGTTGGCATCGGGGCCGGCGACCTTGGCCACGTGGCCCGGCTCGATGGCGTAGACGGCCTTGTGGCCGCTCGGCAGGGTGACGGTGAAGTTGGCGGTGCTGATGACGGGCATGCTGGGCTCCTGGGGTTGTTGGACGGAATGCACTGGTGAGCCGCGTGTCCGGCTCAACGGTGGACTCAGGCTCAGTGCACGGGCGTCGTGCCTTCGACGATCTTGAAAGCACGCGGGACAGTGCGGCGGTGCAGGGTGATCGGGCCGCGCGCCACGTAGGCTGCGCCGCGCTTCTCTGCCTCCTCGCGGGTCATGCAGACGCCGGCGCCGCGCTCCGGGGTGTAGCCGTCCGCCGCGATCTGGGCCGAGCTGCCCACGTCGTCGGTCATGACAGCGAAGAACGTGGCGCGCTTCTCGATCTCGACGACCGGGATCGCGGCGAAGGCGCGGGCGACGACCAGGGCGGCGGGCTGCTTGTGGGCGGGGGTGTGGAACATGGTGAGTCCTTGGTGAGTGGAGGGGATCGGTGAAGCTGAGCCTTGATTATGCACAAGAATCAACAGACATGCAATAAGGCAAACAACAAATAGTTGGCAGCTCAGGCCAAAGAGAGCGCGCTGTCCTCGAGCAGGGACATGTCAGCCTGGACGCCGGTGACCTCTTCCAGGGTGCGGCGCACGCCCTTGCGGGGCATCAGCATCACTTGGCCGGTGGAGCGCTCCAGGCCGACGTAGCGGGCGTACAGCTTGGGGTTCAGGGTGGCCGCCGTGCGGAGGTCGTGCTCGCTGGCCATCACGCAGAAGCAGCAGCTGAAGCGGCTCATGCCCTTGGCGTAGATCGGGTGCGGCTCCTGGCCGGCTTCCTTGATGGCCAGGAACACGTCGCCGACGAGCCAGTCATGGATCGGCAGCCAGTCGTACCACTCGCGGCCGGCGACCGAGTTCTTGTTCGACAGCTTCAGGGTGGCCAGCTTGGCGCGGCTCGAGCTCTCCTCGGCGCGCATGCCCATGCAGTTCACGATCAGCAGCTTGCCGGTGTCCTTCGAGATGCCGCGGATGGTGCGCTCGATGGGGCCGCGCTTGAGGTCGCTCGTGCACTGGCGCAGGGTGGGCGAGGGGAACATGCCGCGCTCCTCGATCATCTGGAGCAGGCCGCGGCGCGAGCGGCACACGTGCAGCGGCTCGCCGAAGGTGGTGTCGTTGATGTGCTCCACGGCACCCTTCCACTCGACCTCGCCCAGGTCGGCGTGGACGATCACCAGCTGGGCCGCCGGCACGATGCTGCGCAGGTGCAGGTACATGGCCTGGGAGTCCTTGCCGCCGCTGTGGTTCACGACGAAGAGGGCGCCGCGCTCGATGAGGCTGGCGATCTGGGCGGGGATGTTTTTCATCTGGTGTCCGGTAGGTTGGCGAGGCTTGATTATGCATAAGAACCAACAGCGTGGCAAGGAGGCAACAAAAATAATTTGCGGCATGGTCCCGTCCATGTGTTGGCGGGCCAACAGAAAAGCCAAGGCGGCCCGGGATCTCCCTCTGTGGTTGCGTCATTTTCGCCAACACGCGCAAGGGGATACAGCCAACAGCTGGCCTACAATGCACCCGTCCGCAACCCCTCCGGGGGCATTGCAAGATCACCCTCCGGGGTGCAAGAACAAAAAGCCAGTGGCATCTTTTCGACAGGAGAGGTGCCACCAAAATTTCCGAAGCCACCCACCGCGGTGGCTTTTTCATTGGAGCCCCAGCGATGTCCGCCACCGCCTACCCTGCCGCCTTCGAGTCCCGATACGCCATCGGCGAGATCGTCGTGCGCGAAGAGACCTTCGAACGCCGGCCCGAGGGCTGGCTCGAGACGGTCCCGGCCGAGCAGGCCAAGGTGACCTCGGTGCACTTCCACCCAGGCAAGGTGGTCTACGGCGTCGCGTACGAGAGCGGCCGCGCAGCTGAGCTGGTTGACTCGCTCGAGCTGCGCGACATCTGACTTCGCCAAACCCGGCACGCAACTGATCCGGCGCCCGTCAGGGCCATGCCGGTGAGGCCCAGCCGGCCCGCGCAATGGACGGGCAAGTCCAGGCCACCAGCGCCGCAGAGGCAGCACACACCGCCCACTCCTGCGGTGCCTCTGACGCGTCTGGCTCTTTCACTCGAGGAGATCGAATGCGCTACGTGAAGCGATGGAGCAACGGCTACTGGAAGACATTCGACACGGTCGACTACAACGACGTGCGGATCCACGACACCGAGCGCGAGGCCACCGAGTCGGCCTCCCGCATGAACGCCAACGCCGAGGCGGCCCGCAAGCGCCGCTGATGCGAGAAGGCTGGGACGACTGAGTCCCCGGGCTGACAGCCCACCCAATACGTCCCCGGCCTCTGGTCCTGGCGCTCCGGCGCGCAGTGCCCATGCCGAGGACTTCTCCTTTCGGTGACAGCCGGTGAGGAGCCGCATCGCAATTGCACGGATGTCCGCGCTGGCCTCTCGGGGTCGTAAGCCGCAACAGGCACCGGCAACAGGCTGACCGCCACCGCGATCGCGTTCACCGCCGCCCGTTGATGGCCAGACGCGAACCGCCATAGAGCGCGGCGCGCGAGGCCGAGGGATTCCGAATTCAACGCGAGGGTCATGCCCATGCAGCTGCAGTTCATCTACAACGCACGACAGATCTGGACCCAGCTCTGGACCGTGCGTCTGGCGCTCATCGCCGCGCTGCTGTCGGGTATCGAGGCCGGTGTCGGCTTCTACCTCGATGGCCAGCCGTACGCCGCCCTGGCTGCGTGCATCGTGAGCGTCGCCACTGCTGTGGCCCGCGTCATTGCCCAGCCCGAGGCGCACGAGGCTGCCGAGAAGGCGGCCACCGAGCAGGCGCTCGCCGCGTCGCTCCAGAGGGCTGGCCAGTGAGTCGCCGCGACGTGCCCAACCTCGAGCTGACCAGCGATCAGGTGTCCGGAATGGACGACGTCGCCGAGTTCGCCGCCAGCCAGGGCAAGCAGGTGTTCGATCTGCGCTCCGCCGCCGGCCCGCGCCCGGTGTTCCAAGAGCTCGACCTGAGCGACCTGGGCTTCGGCATCGGCTGCGAGCTCGACTGATGCCTACCGCCACGATGCCCCGCGGCCGCGGCTACAACCCGGCCGCCGACCGCCGCCTCGCCCGCAATGGCGGCGTGCTGGTCCTGGCCAGCGCCGCGCTGCTCGCCTTCCTGGGCAACTGGGAGAACGGCCCGGGTAAGACCGACACCGTCCAGGCGCGCACCGTCTACGCCGACAAGCTGGCCAAGGGCCTGCCCACCGCGTGCGGCGGCATCACCGAGTTCACGACCAGCGAGCCCGTGATCGTGGGCGACGTCTGGTCGGTCGAGCGCTGCAACCGCGTGATGCGCGAGGTGGTCACGAAGACCCAGTACGGGATCCTCGACTGCATCAGCGCGCCGATGACGCAGAACACGTTCGACGCGATGTCGAGCATGGCTCACAACGTCGGCATCACCGGCGCGTGCGGCTCGCGCGCAGCTGGCCTCATCGACGCCGGCCGCCTGGAAGAGGGCTGCCGCGCCATCAGCCTCACGCCCGAGGGCAAGCCCAACTGGTCCATCGCCAGCGGCAAGTTCGTGCCGGGTCTGTTCAACCGTCGACAGGCCGAGACGGTCCTGTGCCTGAAGCCATGACCAAGATCTTCGCCACCCTGGTGTCCATCGCCGCGATCGGCCTGGGCGCCACCGCCGGCGCGATCGCCTCGGCCGCCATCACCGTGACCGTGAGCCTTGTCGGCTCCGCACTGGGCGCCTGATGGGCATGTGGCAGATCTTCCCGCAGCTGTGGCTGCAGATCCTGCTCGGCGGCCAGAGCAAGACCGCCCCGACGCCTGTCCAGGGCAAAGACCAGTGATCGGCGAGACCATCAAGGCCTACGCCCGCACTGCGCTGCTGGGCGTGCTGATCCTGGCGGCTGTGGCCACCGGGCTCTACGTCGTCGATCTGCAGCTCGAGCTCGCCGACAGCAAGGCAGCCGAGGCCCGCACGGGCAAGGCCTTCGCCACGTACATCGGCGAGCAGGCCACGAAGACATCCCAGCTCCAGACCGCCAACCGGGCGGAGGAGCGCCGACTACAGGCCCTGGCGAGCAACATCCGCCAGGAGACAGCGAATGAAATTCTCTCCCTTCGTGCTGATCGCGATGCTGCTCTTGAGCGGCTGCGCGTCCGCCCCTCGCGACCCGTCGCCACCGTCGCAAGCGGTGAGCTGCCCAGCCCTGCCGGAGCTGCCGCCGTTGAGCGCAGCTGCACAGGGGCCGGACTCTATCGCGAGGATGGAGAGTTTCTTGTCGGGGAAGCTGCCGTCACCCGCGAGCTACGAGCTGAGCTCCTCGCAACGCGTGCGCTTTACGACGCTGCCCGCGCGTCCCAGCAACTGAGCCAGGGCGCGAACTGATGTCGGACTACGCAGCCATCGAGGTGCTCGGCACCAAGGTCGACGTCCTGATCGAGGGCGCCGCCGAGACGCGCATCGTGCTGAAGGAGCTGTCCACCGCGGTGTCCAAGCTGGCCGTCGTCGAGCACAAGCAGGCCGACGCGGCCGCGGCCACCGAGCGTGCGTTCAAGGCCATCGAGAAGATCGAGCTGCGCCTGAAGGTGCTCGAGGACGCTGCGCCCGCCAGCAAGATCGCCAACGGTTTCGTGATGAAGGCCGTCGGCCTCGTCCTGGCCGCATTCATTGGCGCCCAGATCAACACCGTCATCCGTCCGCCCCAGGCGCAGACGGTCCAGATCGGATCTCGCTGATGGCCGCCTCCCACCCCCTCATCACCGCCGACAACCCGTTCGGCCTGTCCCAGTTCGAGCTCGAGCAGGAGCGGCTGTCCTCGATCGAGGCGCTGCGCCGTCGCAACCTCCGCGGCGAGGCCATCACGCACGAAGAGCGGGCCACCCTGCTGCGCGCTGTGGTCAAGTCCGGCGGCAGCAAGGGCCTGGGCATGGCGATCGACTACGCCAAGAGCATGGAGCTGCCCACGATCGAGGTGCGCCGCCAGCATCTCGAGGGCGTCCTGCGTGAGCTCGAGGAGCTGCGCGCCCTGGTGCCGAAGGATGGCGCATGACCGCGTGCCACCTGCCACCGCTCGGCTGGAGCTGCACGCGCGCCGCTGGCCATGATGGCCCGTGCGCCGCTGTGCCTGTGCTGATCAACGGGATGAGCCAGGAGTTCCTCGTGGCCAATCAGGAGTCCATCGACGAGGCCCTGTTCGACCAGATCGTGAACCCGGGCGACCAGCCCGACCCCGCCGCAGGCCTGAGCGCACTGGGTGACGGCATCGCCTGGGCGGGCTTCTGGGTTGGCGTCGGCCTCGTGCTCGCAGCTCTCGCCTGGAGGTTCGCGTGATCGTCGGCGTCTGCGACCGCACCCAGCTGGCGACCAACGCCTGCCCGTGCACCCAGTGCAACAACCCGGCGCCGCGAACCTTCACCCAGCTCCAGGCAGAGCTGTGCGGCATCCAAGACGTGATGCGCGGCGCCCAGGACTCCATCGTGGCCTACGCCCAGGCAGAGATCACTGACGTGCCGCCCTCGGATCGCAACCCGCTCGGCCTGATCGAGGTCCACCGCGCCCAGTGCCCGGCACGCAGCCTGCAGGATCGCCTGGGCCCAGTGCGCGAAGAGATGCGCCTCGCTCGAGTGCGTGCAGAGGATCGCCTTGCCCAGGTGAGCACCCAGGGCGAGAAGGTCACCAGGGAGCAGGCCCTCGAGCTCGTCCAGATGGCGACCGACATCATGGCCCGGATCAACGGCGTGCTCGACTCCCTGCTGGACGCTGCCGCGCCACGCTACGTGTTCACGCCGGGCCTGATCACCAACGACGAGGATCTCGACATCGGCTTCCGCCATGGTGGCGTGGTGCGGGTGGCGCATTGCCCGCCGACGCACCTCGACGTCACCATGACCATGGCCGACTACGCCAAGGAGCTCGAGACCCGTGATGTGGCCGAGGAGATGATGACGCTCATCCGCCGCCCAGGTGGCGAGATCTCTGGCATCCGCGTGCGCAACCTCGAGCCCATGCTGATGGCGCCCCTGATGGACGGCCTGCGTCCAGGGCCCACAGGGGGTGAGCGCATCCCTGCTGCCGAGCACATGGTCGACGCGGATCTGCTGGACACCAGCCCAGACCTCCAGGCATACGGCGACGCCATGGATCGCGCCCGCTTCAATGCCCTGGTGACCACGTCCGACGTCGTGCTCGGCCTGGATCGCCGGGTGATCGCTGACGACGCGCACGATGTGCCGACGCAGCTTTACGTCAATGGCCGCCCCATGGATGCCAGCTACACGCCCAAGGCCAGCCGCTGCGACCTCCCGCCGCTGGGCTGGATCTGCACCCGCGCTGCTGGCCACGAAGGCCCGTGCGCAGCGAAGCAGGACGTCGAGTGACCAAGGCCTCGATCAAGACCATCGGCACCCTGGCGCAACAGGTGGCTGCCGACGCCAAGAAGGCTGCGACCCAGGCCGCCACAGCTGCGCTGGATACCGCGGTGAAGGCGGAGGTCAACTGGACCAAGATCGAGGCGGACTACCGCGCCGGCGTGAAGTCGATGCGGCTGATCGCTGATGAGCACGGCATCACTCACGGGGCAATCAACAAGCGGGCCAAGCGTGATGGATGGACCCGCGACCTGAGCGAGAAGATCCGCGCAGCTGCAGATGCCAAGGTATCCAAGGCTGCGGTATCCAGCGCTGGTATCCAAGCGAAGAGCCCGGCGCAAGTGGTTACCGAAAACGCCGTGATCGAGGCCGAGGCGGACATTCAGTTCCGCATCCGCATGGGTCACCGCCAGGACATCGGCCGCACTCGCAAGCTGTTCTCGCAGCTCCTGGGTGAGCTCGAGCTGACGACCGACAACCTCGACCTGTTCGCCCAGCTGGGTGAGCTCCTCGATGAGTCGGGTCCGGATGAGCGCGGCAACTGGCGCAAGGACAAGCTGAACGAGATCTACCGTGCGGTGGTCTCGACGACGGGCCGCATTGACGGCGCCAAGAAGCTGACCGAGATCCTCGAGAAGGTTGTCCGCCTGGAGCGCGAGGCGTTCGGCATCGACCAGACGAAGAGCGAGAAGGACAGCGTCGAGACCATGCTCGACAAGGTGAAGGCGAAGCTGGGCCTGTCGTGAGCCAGGAGTTGACAGCGGACGAGCAGGCGATGGCCTTCCTGCTGACCGACCTCGAGGGCTTCTGCTCCAACTGCCTGCAGGTGAAGCCGAAGGTCGGCCGCAACGTCCCGTTCATCTGGAACCGTGCGCAGCGCTACGTGCACATGCGGCTGCAGAAGCAGATCGAGGAGCAGGGCTACGTCCGCGCGCTGATCCTGAAGGGCCGGCAGCAGGGCATCTCGACCTACGTCGGGGCGCGCTTCTACCACCAGAGCTCGATGAACAAGAGCGTGGGCGCCTTCATCGTGGCCCACGAGGACAAGTCGACGACCAACCTGTTCGAGATGGTCAAGCGCTACCACGAGTGGAACGCGCTGGCCCCGTCGATCAAGGCGTCGAATGCCAAGGAGCTGATCTTCGGCCAGCTGGACAGCGGCTACAAGCTGGCCACCGCTGGCAGCCAGGACGTCGGCCGCGGCAACACCGCGCAGCTGCTGCACGGCTCGGAGTTCGGGTTCTGGGCCAACGCCCAGATGCACTTGGCAGGTATCGGCAACACGATCGCCGAGGCCGAGGGCACCGAGATGATTCTCGAGTCGACCGCCAACGGCCTGGGCAACGCCTTCCACCTGATGTGGCAGAAGGCCGAGGCCGGCGACGGGAACTACATCGCGATCTTCGTGCCGTGGTTCTGGCAAGACGAGTACCGCAAGCAGCCGAAGGACGACTTCACGCTGAGCGAAGAGGACCGCCTCTACATGCTGGCCTACGGGCTGGACATGGAGCAGATGGCGTGGCGCGCCGGCAAGATCTCCGAGTACGGAGAGGGCTTCGAGTGGCTGTTCGATCAGGAGTACCCGGCGACGCCGGCCCTGGCGTTCAAGAGCTCGACGACCAACCCGCTGATCAACCCCACCCAGGTGGCGGCAGCGGTCAACAGCGGCTTCCGCGAGATGCGCGGCCCACTGATCATCGGCTGTGACCCGGCCGAGGAAGGCTTCGACCGGACGTCCATCGTCTTCCGGCGCGGCCGCACGGTCTTTCGCGTGGAGTACCACGAGAAGAAGACCACGATGCAGGTGGCTGGCCTCCTGGCCGGCTACCACAAGGAGTTCCAGCCCGACGCGATGTTCGTCGACAAGATCGGCATCGGCTCGGGCATCGTCGACCGCCTGCGCGAGCTGAGCATCCCGGTGATCGGCGTGAACAGCGGCGAGCGGGCGATCAAGAGCGACATCTACGAGAACCGCCGCGCCGAGATGTGGTGGAACATGCGCGAGTGGGTCATGGACCTGCCGTGCCGGCTGCCCAACGACGCCGCGCTGATCAGCGATCTGTCCGCACCGATGCCGGACATCCACTCCTCGGGCCGCAAGCTGCTCGAGTCGAAGAAGAGCATGAAGAAGCGCCAGATCCGCTCGCCCGACGGCGGCGATGCCCTGGCGCTCACATTCCACTCGCCAGTCGCTGAACGCAGCGAAGGCGATGCAGCAGGTGGCGCCCGCGGCGCTGCCACGACAGCCGGCTACTGAGAGCGCGCCTATGACCACTGCCATCGACACCGGCAACAACTTCGCCGACCCGACGCAAGCCCTGCAGAACGCGGCCAACGTCGCAGCCAGCGGCACCATCAAGGCAGTCGCCCCGAGCGCCGGCGCATCGGCCAGCGAGAACGCCTACCGCGATGCCTGGGCCAACGAGCAGTACGGCAACTACGGCGACATCAACCAGAACGTGCTGGAGCCTGTCGCCGCGCCGGCCGCCCAGGAGATGCCGAAGTTCACGCAGCAGGGCTTCACCGACACGCTCGGCGGCTTCCAGTGGGCCCAGTGGGAGGCAGCGAACCGCGCCTCTGGCTCGACCCAGGCCAACCCCTACGCCGACCGCATCACCGGCGGCTACGGCACGTTCAAGTACGGCATGGCCACTCCCAAGGAAGGCACCCAGGAGTGGCGCGACATGCAGGAATACAAGGACTGGGGCGGCACCGACGCCGCCAACATGTACGGCTGGGGCGCTCCTGCAGCCGCTCCGGCGCCGCAATACCAACCCGCAGGCGGAGCCTGAAAGGCACACCCATGAACGAAGACTACGCAGCCCAGTGGAACGAGGGCGAGCCCGCTGGCGTGCTCGAAGACGCAGTGGCCCTGGCCGAGCGCAAGAAGCGCCAGGACGCGCTCGCCGCAGACAGCGGTGAGTTCGCATCGGCATTCGATGCCACGCCCGACGCCGAGCTGCCGAAGCCGCGCGTGAAGACCCAGGCCGACAAGGACGCCGAGCAGTGAGCGAGTCGAGCGAGTTCGTAGCGGCGGCGACCCAGGAGTTCGCCAACGACAGCAAGCCCGCGGGCGAGCAGCTGCGCACGGATGCGCTCGGCCCCGTCCTGCTGGGCGAGTTCAATCAGGCCGTGATCCAGCGCAGCGAGACCGAGCAGCGCTGGCTGCAGGATCTGCGCCAGTACCGCGGCAAGTACGAGGCCGACGAGCTGGCCAAGATGGCCAACCGCTCGCAGGCCTACATGCGCAAGACGCGCGTGAAGATCAAGACGATCGACAGCCGTGTGGCCGACCTCCTGTTCCCTGCGGGCAGCGAGAAGAACTGGACCATCAGCGCCACGCCGAAGCCCATGATCGCGGACGACGTGCGCCAGGAGATCATCGCCACGCTGATGCAGGCAGCCAAGGCAGCCATGGCCCAGCAGCAGCAGGCCCAGGCCCAGCAGCAGGCCCAGGCTGGCCCGCCGCAAGGCCCCGACGCAGCACCGCCGCAGGGCGCCTTCCCTCCCGCCGGCGCGCCCGCTGGCCAGGGTGGCCCAGGCCCCGCCGGCCCGCCGCTCGAGAACGGTGAGCCGCCCAAGGACGTCGTCGAGGCAGCCATCAAGGAGCTCGTCGACACCGCGGCCAAGAAGATGTCGGAGACCATCGACGACCAGCTCACCGAGAGCCGCTACAAGGAGGTCTCGATCCGCGCCGTGCACAGCGGCCACCTCTACGGCACCGGCATCCTGAAGGGCCCGCTGGTCGAGCGCCGTGTCCGCACCCGCTTCGTGAAGAGCAAGGTGACCGTGAAGGGCGCCGATGGGTCCGAGCGCGTCGTGCTGAAGTGGCTGCCGAAGAGCGAGTACTACGTGGTGCCCTACGTGGAGTACGTGCCCGTGTGGCGCTTCTACCCCGACATGGCGGCCACCGAGCTGGAGAACTGCCGCTTCGTTTTCGAGCGGCACTTCCTCAACCGCAACCGCATGGTCGAGCTCTCGAAGCGCAAGAGCTTCAAGGGCGCCGCGATCCTGGCTCACCTGAAGGCCAACCCCAGCGGCGCGCGCTCCGCCGGCACGAACTTCGACAACGAGCTCAAGCAGATCGGCGACCGCGTGGTCGACAGCGTCAACCAGGGCGAGGACTACGAGGTGCTCGAGCGCTGGGGCTGGCTCACCGGCGCCCAGCTGCGCGAGGCCGGCGTGACCGTGGACGAGGACCGCCTCGAGGAGGCCTTCTTCTCCAACGTGTGGCTGCTGCACACCGGCGAGGTGCTGAAGGTCGCGCTGCAGCCCATCGACGGCACCACGTGGCCCTACCACCTCTACTCGTTCGACAAGGACGAGACGTCGATCTTCGGCGAGGGTCTGGCCAGCGTGATGCGCGACGACCAGAAGATGCTGAACGCAGCGATCCGGCTGATGCTGGACAACGC